GTCGCGGCCTTCCGGGCTCACGATGGCTCTCCACCCCCCTACCCCTGACCTGCGGTTATGCGTTGCCATCGATCTGTCACGATCGAGCAGCACGCGACGCACACAGTGGGTGAGGGTGAGCAGCTCAGGCGACATGTCACCCTGGGTGACCTACCTACCAGGCCCTGCTCGGGGAGTAACGGGCACGTGGAGTGACCATCACGCGGAGCTTCCTGCCGTCCCTATACCCAGCGTTACACCGCATGTGGGACAGCCGGCTGTTCTCGATCGTCATCGTCCCGCCTCGCGACCACGGCAATGCCAGGTCGAGCGAGGGCCCGAACCGATGACGGCCAGAGAGCAGCTTGTCGACGGGCAGGCCACACCTGCAGCAGGTGTCGTAGTGCTCGAGGACGTACGCCCGGCACAACTGGTACTGCTTGCCCTGGTGTCCACGGTCGGCCATGCGGTCACCACGCTCTCGAACCGCCTCGGTCGCGTGGTCGCCTCGAGGGAGTGGAAGCTTTGACGAGGTGCTCGTCGATGAGCTGGTGCCAGCGGGCCGGGCGTTCGGCGTCAGCGCGCTGGTGCAGCTCGGCCCTCGAGGCCTGCATCGTCACGAACTGGGCGCCGGCGCGCTGGTATGCGGCCATCCGTTCGCCTGGGTTGATGTCGACGATCCACGCGGTGTGGCCGCGGGCGTGCTGCTGGAGCGCTGAGGCGATCGCGGTACGGCGCATGTCGATGGTGACCATGCGGATGTGGTGCGGGTGGTCGTGCGGGTCCGGTGAGCCGAGCGCCTGGGCGAGGACGTCGAAGTCGATGATCAGATCACCGGGCGCCGCGTGCTCGCGGACGTAGGTGGACTTGCCGGAGCATGGGGCACCCATGACGATGGTGAGCATCGGTCAGCTCCTGCGGCCGCGCCACCACCAGCGCAGGCCGGTGAGCACGTCGCGGAGCCACCATCCGGGGCCCAGCGGGAGAACGCTCGTGGACTGGCGCAGGTACAAGCGGAGATCCACGGACCACCTCACTGGTGCTTCGGGTTCCTCGGCTGGGTGTACGGGTTGGACGGCTTGACCCGCGGCGGTACGGCCTTCGTCGGCGGTCGCGTGGCGGGCGGCTTCGTCGGCGGAGGCTTCGCCAAGCTACAGGTCCGCCTCGGCTGCGCGGATCTGCTGGTCGAGCTCGAGGGCGCGGACCTCGTCGCCGTTGGCGGCGACCCGGTCGCGCTCGGCGCGCAGGGCGTCGAGGTCGAGCGGCGGGGTTTCGGGTTCCGGGGTCGGCCGGGCCCGCTTGGCGGGGCGACTGTCGGCCATGACGGATCTCCTCAGGTTGGTCACGCGGCGACGGGGCGCCGAGCGCGGTGGTTGTTCGCTGCAGCGGCGGCGACTGCCATGTCCCGTTCGAGGTCGGAGACGTCGCCGTACCGGTACACCGGCCAGCGGCCGCGTCTGCCGGCCGGGGTCAGCTTGCCGTCGCGTTTCCACATGCTGACGAGCTGCACCGAGACGGGGAGCAGGGAGGCGATCTCGGAGGCGGTGACCAGACGGTCCCGGTTCACGTCCACCTCCGGGATGCAGCGAAGAGCGCCGGTCCATAAGGACTCGGCGCTCTGCGGGCAGCGTGAATGTGCCCCTAGGTTAAACGGGCGATCATCGGTTCTGCAAGCGAGACCCGGGTTTCAGGGCGACGGGTTTGGGAACGGGGAACGGCTGGCCCATGCGCCGGCGAGGCGCGGGACGATCAGATGGTTGTACTCGGCGATGTAGACGCCGTACCACTCGGCGGACTCGTCGTAGCCCATGCGGCGGACGTAGCGGTTCGGGCGCCAGCCGCGGTCGATCTGCCGGAGCCAGTACATGCACCGCGGTGACAGCTCGGTCGGCAGGGAGCCCCAGAAGTCGTAGTGGTTGGTGACCTTCAGCGGCTTCGGCTCGAGTGTCACCCAGGGTGAGTTCCAGCCGCCGGTCTTCACCCGATCGCCACCGGCAGCATGGCGTCCGGCAGGAGCGCGATGATCTCGTACGCCTCGCCGCAGGCGCCAGCGGCGAACCACGGCAGGTCGGCGCACCCGTGCTCGGCGATGTGCGCCTCCACCGCGGCCACGACACGGCGCTCCAACTCGGCCGCGAGGACCGCGGCGACGTACTCCATGACGGCATGGGCAAGGTCGGGCTTGGGCCGGTCGCACTTCCAGCACCGCTCGGACGTGATCGGCTCGCGCGTCACGCCGTCCCATGGGTGCCAGCGCCGCACGTAGATGCCCTGGGCGCTCACGGCCGCCAAGCCTCCTGGTAATCCGGGTGGTCGGCGAACGGCAGAGCGAGCGGATGCAGAATCGCCGCACGGCGCGCCTCGAGGCCACAGTCACATGACCCACGCAACTCCTCGGCGTACACGATGGTCGCGCATGAGTGGATGCCGGAGTCGTCGACGTTCAGATGGCGCCAGGACGCGACCTCGGCCAGCAAGCGGCGGTGAGCCTCCACCTCGCGCAGGACACGGGCAGGGTCGTGGTGGGCGACGTGTCGAGCATCCCATTCACGGTTGTCCGCGTGCTCCTCGCAGGTCGGAAACTGGGCGATGAGGTGCGCATTCTCGCCCGCCGCCTGCTCGATAAACACGTTCCCCGGGGAGCGATCAGTCCAGGGCGCAGGCGTCGCCATGAGCGCGATGCGCTCGTCCCCGTCCAGCCGGGCCTTGATGAACTCCACAATGTCAGTCACGAGCACCTCCGATGTTGATCGTCACGCGGACCGCGCCGAGCGGCTTCGCCCAGTCCGGACCCCAGTCGACACGGCGGTCTGTCCTCACCACCCGGTACGCACCGTCACGGACCCGGGAGACACGGTATTTCCAGCCCAACCCGCTGGCGTACACACGAGCGGCCTTGGCGGCCGTGTGCCACGACGGATAGAAGCGGCGGGGCCTCGCAGCGCTCACCAGTCCTCATCCCTTTCCGAGAGATCTACGCCGGCAATCCAGCCGCCGAGCTTCCGTCCGATGCGTTCACGCCATGCCTGCCAGCGCCAGCGGAGACGGTCACGGCGTGACGGTCGAGGTGGTGGGGTCCAGCCGCGCGCACGTGCCTCGTCCTCGGTGATGGCACCCGTGTCGACGAGCAGCTCCAGGGAGGCCGGGACGTAGCCGGACATGTGGTGGACGGTGATGCGCGGCGGGTCCGGTGCGCCGCCGAACGCCTCGCCGAGGTGCGATGGCACGTCGCTGGTCTGCAGCACCTCGGCGTAGATGCGGTCCATGGCTGCGCGGAGTGAGTCGTCAGAAGTCGCCATCAGCCACCTGCAGCACCGTCAAGCCGAGCGACCGCCACATTGCGACGACCTTGTTCCGGTCGTCGATCACCCAGCGGACTGTGAACCGGTCGGCGATGTGCTGCTCGTACAGCTCCTTCTTCACCACGTCGTCCGACCGGTTGTCACCCTCGGGGCGCATGTAGAGAAGATCGACCTGGCGGATGAAGCCGGCGTGCTGGGCCAGCCACTCGCGGGTGGCCGTACGGCACGACCGGTCGCGGCCCGACATCCAGATCACGTCATCGACGGAGCCCCGAAGAGCAGCCACGAGGTCGATCACCGGCTGGATCGGTGTGTCCTCGCCGACACGGTCCCAGTCGAACGGCGAGCGCCTGCCAGGCTGGCCCTTGCCCATGTCGGCGACGGTGCCGTCCACGTCCACGACGAGCACGCTCGGAAGGAAGGTCATCGGATCGCGTCCATGTGCCAAGCCGCCTTCGAGTCGGACGAGCAGAACCGGCACACCAGCGGGTTGGCGGTCGCCCAGATGCTGTACGGCTCGAAGCGGTGCGGGTACGACTTCGCGTGCTCGTACGGCGTGGCCACCATCGGGTTCACGCCCAGCTGCTCGGCCACCGAGCGGAGCATCTCGATCTGCTCCTGGTCGAGGAAGCCCGAGCCGAAGTCGAGCGAGCCCACGACGATGTCGAACATGTCCTGGACGTTGCCTCGGGGCATCAGGATCATGCCGGTCTCGTCGGTCATGTCGCCTTCACCTCGGCCCGCGCCGGGCGCTCGCCGAGTTGGCCCACGCCGACGAGCCTCACCGACATGAACATGCCGTCCATTCCGCCTCTGACCTCGTGGTTGTACGGGTGGGCGATGCCGAAGAATGTCGCCCGGCGGGGTGTCTCGGCCTCGAAGCGGACCGACACGTCGTCGAGGGCGGACGCCGCCTCGGTGGCGCGGCCCTCGGCCTGCACCTCCCACGACTGCATGCCCGGCATCCAGTCGAAGTGCGGGCCGGGGATCATGCCGGGCTTGACCTCCTCGGCGCAGAGCCTGCAGCGATAGCGGACGGTGTCGTATCCCTCGCCGCGGCAGATCCCGCCGCACGAGCCGTCGCACGCCTTGTGCACCGACTCGGTGGCGAGGGTCGGGAAGTCTTTGCCGGACATGGCGTGGAAGTGGCCAGCGGCGTCGACCGCCGACCAGGCGCGGTCGGCCTTCGGGCCCGCAGTGGAGACGTCGATGCGCTCCTGCTCGATGCGGAGCGTGGCGGGCAGGCTGACGCGTTCGTTGATCCAGACGGTGCCGTGGTAGGCGCCCACCGTCATCGGGCCAGGGTTCCTCATGCCGCCTTCTCCATCTTCTTCACAGCCGCAGCCACGGCCTGGACCCACCTGTCGTACTCCTCGGGCGTCAGCACGGCCGGGCAGTCCCCACACTCGATGAAGTCTGAGCCGTCATGCCTGACCAGGGCGAGCGCATTGCACTGCCGGCACGGCACCCCGTACCGGTAGTCCGGCTTCTCGAACAGCCCGAGCTGGGCGCTCATCGCCCCGTGGAGCGCCCGGATCTCCCGCCACGCCTCGTCGACAGCCGGGTGGATGTCGCAGACGTCGTCGACACGCACCCGCATCCATGAGCAGAAGCCGCCAACCCACCACTCGGGGCCGGTCTCGCCACGGTCGAGGACCTGCATCCAATCCGCCGCCCACGTCTGCAACGTCATCCACACCGGGACGTGGCCGACCTGGTCTGCGCCGTACAGCGCTTCGCCGGCGCCCGGGTGGGTCAGGTCGAACAGGTCCACCCGGATCGGGATCGGGCGCTCACGGGACCCCGAGACGGGTCCGCCCTTGCCCGGTGAGCCGGACGGGGCCAAAGGCTCATCGAGGAGTTGGGTGTAGAGGTCTGGGATCTCGTAGAGCCAGGAGCGCATACGGGAACGGCAGGGGCCGCAGACCCATCCCTCGCGCGGATCGCGGCGGTGACACGTCACGCAACTGCCGGTGGCCTGGTCGTCGGTCATCGGGCCCGCTCCCGAGCGACGCACACCCGGCAGAGCATGCCCGTCTGGTTGTTCACCGTCGCCAGCATCGTCCCGCCGTCCACTTCGGCGTTGCCGGACGAGTCGACGAGCACCGGCGAGCGGCCGCAGGTCAGGCACGCCGAGGGGATCGAGAACGAGCCGATCCGGGTGCGGGAGCCGTCCGGAGCGATCGCCTCACAGACGTACTCGAACCGGAACGCGGCGGGGCCGGTCATCGAGTACCTCGCAGCGAGCCGTTGCCGACAACCGAGAACGACGAGCCGTACGACGACAGGTAGGTGTTGCCGACGAACGCGTCACCGAAGACCGAGACGCCCTCGCAGATGGCGACCTCCACCTTGACGGGGCCAGGCATGACGTCGCCCTCGGCGTCGAGGGTCCAGTCGACGTAACGCTCGACGCCGTTCAAGGTGAAGCGGCAGGGCAGCCACGGTCCGTCGTTGATACGGACACTGCCCGAGCGAGGGTCATCCATCTCTGCACTCCAAGCCTTCGGCACGAACGAGCTTCTGATGCCCATCTCAGGTGTCCTCTCGGTTCAAGATCGGCCCGGGCGGCGGACCGCCACATTGGGAGCGCTCCCGTTCAGCTCCTTCTCGACCACCCACACGCTGTCGCCCTCCACGCAATACACCGCGTGGTACAGCCAGCCGTCGGGAGTGTCCGAGTCGTCGATCGTGTCGTGCTCATGCGCACGCTCGACCGCCTGCTCCCGGGCGTACGCGATCGCCTTCCCCGGGTCGGTGAACACCTCCGGCTCCGGATCGGCGTGCCGGTCGTCGGCGATGACCACATAAACCTGCATCTCAGGTGTCCTCTCGGTGTGCGGCGAGATCAACAAGGGTCATGGCCGCCTCCTGCGGTAGACGTCGCGCGCCACGATGAACCCGACGGCGAACCCGGGCAACCTGCAGCAGGAAGACGAGGTGCAGCCAGTCGAAGGCGCTCATGGTGTGCCCCGGCACAGTTCGGACCATTGATCTAGAGCGGTTTTAGTGTTTGACACTACAACTCCGAACGGCGTAGTGTTATACACATGAGGAAGATGACGGAGCAGCAGATCGAACAGACCCGGGAGCTGTCCCGGCAGCGGTGGAACCGGCTCGTCGAGCGCGAGGAGCGCAACCTGGTCAAGGCGGTCATCGACGAGGCCGTCGCGGTGACGAAGGCCGCCCCGAACGCCGGCCAGCACTGATGCCGCGCACCGGGCCCCGGAGGCAGCTCGTAGCCGTCCGCATGCTCCCGGCAGCCATCGAGCACCTCGACCAGCGGGCAGCAGCAGAAGAACTGTACGACGAGCAGGGCCGCCCGAACCGGTCCGAAGTCGTTCGGGTGCTGCTCGCCTACGCCGCCAGGCACATGCCGAAGGGCTGGCGGCCGTAGCGCTCATGGTGTGCCGTCCGCTGCAACCCGGTGCTGGAAGTGCGTGTGGTGCCGTGCGGCGGACGAGGCCACCTCGCGTGCAGTAGTCCGTCTGGAGATGGGCAGGACGTAACCCGCGTCGCACGGGCAGTCGTTGTCATTGCAGGACACGCCGTCGTCGATGACGTAAATCGGGAGGTCGGCACCGTCTGGTGTGAGCCGACCAGCATCAGCAAGAGCAGCCAGGACCGCGCGGGCGGCGGCAAGGTCGCTGGTCCAGACCTCGGCGTCGAGGGCCTGGGCGACGAGCTGGACGTCGGCTTCGGTGTAGGCGCTCACTCGGATCTCCTGTCGAGGTTGTGGATGCCCAGCGCCTCGGCGATGGCCTGGATGGTCGAGCAGGGCCAGCCCTCGTTCATGTCGCAGTGGCTGCACGTGTAGGGCGCCATCTCGGGGTGGTACGGGTGGACGAACGGTGCGTGCAGCTCGACGACAGCACAGAGGGCGACGGCGAGGGGGCCGCACGCGTCTCCCCACTCGGCGCCATCGGTGATCTCGTCGATCGCGGTCAGCAGCCGCTCGTGCAGCGCGTTCACCCGCCTACCCCCAACTCTCTGGCGATGTTCTCGATATCGGTGCACGGGTAGGTGTTCGCCCCTCCGCATGCTTCACAGACCCGGTGGGTGGTGGGTGAGGTACAGCCCTGCCAGGTGCATGGACGGGGCTTGTGCCGCTCGACCACGGCACGGAGGGCGCGGTCGGGCGGGTCGCTGACGTCGAAGCCCGCCAATTCGGCCAGTAGCCGTTCGTGCAGATCACTCACCGGGTGCTCCTTGGTCGGGTCGTGGGCGGCCGGGACACGGTTGCGGCATCACAGTGCGGCTCCCCACATGCTGTGGCACAGCGGCAGCCCTGGACGCGGAGGTGACACCACGGGCAGCCCAGAAAAGTGGTCACCGGTCGCTCCCCTCGGCCGGAACCCACTCCCATTTGCGGACGTTGACCAGCGCCAGCGTGGCGATGACGGCGCGTTCGTAGTTGCCGTCGCGGATGGCGAGGGTCTGCGAGTTTCGGTCCGCCAGCTGGGCTTCCGCCGCCTCGGGGAACCGCTCCACGTCACCGTTGGCGTAGGTGACCTGGAGAACTTCCCATCCGGCACCGATCAGGCCACCGCGGCCGGGCCTCACTGGTCGCTCCCCTCGGGCTGCTCGGCGGCGGGATCGCGCCGCTTGTACTGGTTCCACGCTCTGATGCATTCCTCGTCCTGACTCTCGCCGCGGCGGCGGTGTCGGATGTATGCCGAGGCTGTCCCGCACGGCCGCAGGTCGACGTCTGCCCGGCGGGGTCGGACGGCGCGCCTGACTGGCGTCTCACCTGCCAGCCAACTCGCTTCGATCTGACGCCGAGCGCGGGTCACCAGCGTGTTGAAGGTGCGCGGGGCGACTCCGAGCGCAGCGGCGGCGGATCGACCTGACCCGTGTGCGGCGGTCGCGAGGAGCGCCGCACGCTCGTCCGGACCCAGGGCGGCGAGCGACTGGGCGAGGGCAAGTCGCTCGACGACCGAGTTTTCCGGGGACGGGACCGTGTGCACGTCGAGCCAGTACGCGGCAGCGCGTGGCATGTCCGGGTTGTAGTCACGACCGCGGCGCGGGCCGACACCGTGGGCGTGGGCCTCCTGTTGCAGCCAGGCGCGGACGGCGTCCTGGCCGGCGAACGCCAGCTCCCAGAACGTCGGGGCAGTGTCCGCCGCGTACAGGAGCTCCACGACCCCTGGCCACGCCACCTCGTACCGTTCGGCGTAGCCGGATCCCATCGGCCCGCAGCGCTGCAGGGCTGCGGTGGTGGCTGCTGCTAGATCGCCGAGGTTGTACCCGAACCGGAGTGGCTCGTCGCTGTACATCACGGCGCCACCCCGTCGCGGCGCTCGACGATCCAGTGGATGCCGAACATCTGCACCCCGCCCGGCGTGAGTGCGCCGATCGCCAAACCCCGGACCATCGCCTTCCAGGCCACCATGAAATCCTCGCGAGCCTTCTTGGTGACCTTCTTCGGATAGCCGAACAGCAGCACGTCCCCGGCCGTGGCGACCATCTCGCCGGCATTTTCGGCCTCACGCCGCAACTGCTCGGCGGTGAAGCCGGAAACCTCCTTGAGATCCAGGTGCACCGCCGGGACCAGCAGCTCAAGGAAGAACTGCGGCAGCTGCGCCATATCGGACGGAGCGAAATCAGTCATGACCGCCCCCGACGTTTTGCGTCAGATGCTCCGCAATCTCGACCGGACTGGCGTCGTCATCGAGTGCAGCCAGCACGTGCGGACCGGCCTCTTCGCCGTCCGCGTCGGTTGACTGCCACAGCCAGGCTCCATCCCTGCTGACGTACGTGATCGTGTACTCCCGCAGTGGCGATCCGTGGACCGCATGGCCGGCAGTGATGAGGGCGTGCCAGCCGTCGTCGCCGTCGCTGTTCAGGTAGGTCTCGTGCGGGACGTCCCGCTCGTCGAGCAGGAAGCTTACGTCGTCGAGGCGCCCTCGCAGCTGTTCCTCGATCTCGTCGGTGTCGAGCATGTGGTCAGTCACGGTCGTCTCCCTCGCCCTGCTCGGCGCCACAGTCGCAGTCCTCGCCGAGCAGCCACGAGCAGTAGGAGGCATGCGCGGGCTCGGCAGGGCCCGCCGACGGGCAGTGCTCGCCGGGTGCGTGACCGCCACGGGACAGGAAGATCGCGGCGCGCACTGGGCTCATGCCGTCGCGCCGGACGTGCTCCTCAAGGTTCTCGCCGAGGTGCTGGAGCAGCTTCGAGAAGTCGGCGCCCTGGCACTCCTGCGCAGGCTGCGTTTCGGAGGTGCAGTGCACGCAGCGCTGCGTGGGCATGCCGTCGGTCTCGGCCGAGCACATGCAGCACCACCAGTCGATCATGCCCTCGGGGTGCCAGCAGTGGCCCGTGGTCTTGCGGCAGGTGCGCTCGGCCTTCCACCGCGTCCAGCCAGCACCACGCAGCGGGCGGGCAACCTCAGTGATGCCGGGCGCGATGCGGCGCACGGTGGTGTGGTGGTTCACTTCGCCTCCATGAGGGCACCGGGGTCGTGCTGGCGGCGGGGCTTGGGTGCGGGCTCCTCGCCGGGCACTTCCTCGATCGTCAGGATGTCGACCCTGGCACGGGCGCGAGATGCCTGCCCCGGCGTGGCCGGACCATGCCCAGCACCGGCGTGCATCCGATCAAACTCAGTGATGAGGACGGCGGCCAGGCCGGACGAGGCGCTGCCCTTCATGGAGCTGCCGCACAGGCAGTAGCGGCGAAGCTCAGCCACGGTCGGCCTCCTCGGTCCAGTTGGCGTACTCGCAGCTGCCCCGGTAGGTGTGCTCCGGGCCGCAGCCGTCGGTCATGCGCGGCCGGTTGCCGATGACCTTGATGCCGACGATCGGGCGGGCGTCCTCGGCGGGCATGCCGTACGCCGCTCGGACCCTGGCCGCCACGTCGGCGGGCGACTTCGGCGGCAGCCCGCAGTCGGGTGTGGCCTCCTCGGCTGCCGGTGGGCTCGGCTCGACCACACCGCGAGCCAGCAGCTCTGGGGCCTCAAGATGCAGGTGGTCGGTCGCCCGCTGCCGGGCGCCGTGCTCGTCGAGGTTGACGCTGGTGATGTCGCAGCGGTGGCAGCGGAAGCCCCAACCCGCCGATCGGGTCTCGGCCACCTCGATGTCGCCGGGCCGGTGCGGGCGGAGGCGTTGCGGCTCGACCACACCACCGGACGCGGGCTCGCCGTGGAACGGGCACCGAGGGTCGACCCGGCCGGGTACGTAGTGGTGCGCGCCGTCGATGGTGCCGGGAGCTCCCGCCATGTCGACGCGGGCGCAGGTGCAGAACGGCCGGGGGTTGTGCGCGGCCTCGGGCTGTCCTTCGGGCTCCCAGGGACCGACGAGGCGGGAGACGATCGGACGGTGCGGCAGGTCGGCGGCATCGCGGGCTGCCCGCGCCTCGGCCTCGCTGGCGTACGGCGCGATGTCGTAGCGCAGCTCGATCGCCCACTCGCGCCAGAAGTCCTCGGTGGCCTGGCGGCGGCCCTGCTCCCGTGCGGTGACGATCGCGGCAGAGAGCATGCCGGCAGCGTCGACGTCGCTGTCCCGGTCGAGCACCAGGCTGTGACCGAGGAGGCTGGAGACGAACTCCACGTCCTGGCGGTGGCCCTCGGCGAGGCCACGCTCGTAGGCGGCGTCGACCCGGGCCTTGATGTACGCCTCCCGGACCTCCGGGTCGGCCAGGGCCTGCTCGCGGGCGCGCTCGTGGTCGTCGGGGAGCCACGTCACCTCGGTGCCCTCCTCCTCGTGCTCGCCCGGGTGCCCGGATTCGAGGTGGCAGTGCACGATCCGGGTGTTCGGCAGCGTGCTGGCGCTGCGCGGGTAGGTCGCGGGGCAACGTGCGGGCTCGTCGGTCACGTTCTTCCTTCCTGGTGCTGTACGGCGGGATCGGAGAGCGGCTTGAAGATCAGTCATGTGGGCCTCGCTTCGCTCGCGTGGTCACGGCTTCGTCGCCTGCCTCACGCGCTCGTCCAGCGCCTGCCTCGTCCCGCACGGCCATTGGTGGCCGCACGTGTCGCAGGAGAGCGAGATCAGCTGCCCAGCCATCGACCACATCTCGCGCGGCACATGGTTCCGGGCGGCCATGTCACGGACACGCGGATCGGTGAGGTCCAGCGGGGTCAGCGGCGCGGTCACCGGCGCGGCCCGTCGTTGTAGCTGATCGTCGCGGCGAACTCCGACCAAGTGGCTGGGCGAAGCGGTTCGACCGGGCTCGGCGGGTCCATCCAGCACCGCCCCGTCACCGTCTCGTGCTGCCCGTCATGCCCGGACGGGCGGAAACACACCACTGTGCCGCCCCATTCGGCCGCTGAGCGCTCAGCAAGGCATGAGGGCAGGACGGAGCAGGGTCCGCAGAGTTTGACGTCCTGGACGATCCAGAGACGGCAGCCCCGGCACCGGAAGCTTCCGCCCTGGGTGTGGCCGAGCCACTCGTCGAGGTCCGCCAGGGCCTCGCGCATGTCGGCCACCTGCTCGGTGCTGCTCATGAGCGGGGTCGGGCCGAACGGATGGAACCGCTCTTCGTTGCGGGCCATGGCCTCGTCGATCCGGGACAGGATGTCGTCGCTCACGCTGCCCCCTCGCACTCGTCCTCGATGAGCGCCGACTGGGCCAGCCGGGTCTTCAGCGACAGGTCGAGGTAGTCCTTGGACAGGTCGATGCCGACGTAGCGGCGGCCGGTTCGGAGCGCGACCATGCCGGTCGTGCCGGAGCCGCTGAACGGGTCGAGCACCACGCCGCCCGGACGCGCGCCGGCGCGAACGCACCGCTCCGCCAATACGGGCGGCATCGTTGCAAAGTGCGCTGCGGCGAACGGGATGGTTGGGACCGTCCAGACATCACCGGGGTTGCGGCCGGCAGGATGCCCATCGGCGAGGAGCCCGTCCCGGACGCGGTGTAGGCCTCGATGCGCCGGCTGATCGCTCGGCGGATCGTAGGCGTGAGTCGCCGTACGCCGTAACTGTTCCATGGTGTGTGGCTCACGGAGGGCGTCGAGGTCGAACCAATACTTCTCGCTCTTCGAGAAGAAGAAGAGCGCCTCATGACGGTTAGCGAGGCGGTCAGTAACGCTCTCCGGCATCGCATTCGGTTTGTGCCACACGACCCGGTTCCGCAGCCGCCAGCCATCCTCGACGAGCGCGAAGGCGACGCGTTCCGGGATCATCAGAAGGCTCTTGTACGGGGCGTGCGCCGTCGTGTTGCGCTGCTTGGCCACAACCCCCGAACGGTGACTGTGGCCACGGTGGCGATCGAACGACGGGCCGCCGTTCGCCTTGCCGGAGTAGCTGTCGCCGAGGTTGAGCCACAAGGTTCCGTCATCGGCCAGTACGCGCGAGGCCTCGGCGAAGAGCACCCGCAAGGTATCTACATAGGCCTGCGGCGTCTCCTCGGCGCCGTACTGGCCTGGCACCCCGTAGTCCCGCAGCCCGTAGTACGGCGGGCTGGTCACCACACAGTTGACCGACTCGTCCGGCAGCGTGCGGAGTACCTCGAGGGAGTCGCCGTGGTGCAGCGTGATCTGGTCGTCTTCGTAGTAGCTCACGACGCCTCCCCTCGTGCACCGAGCAGCCCGAGCGCGTCCAGCACGACGCGGGCCTTGGCGATCGTCTCCGGGGTCTCCGGCGTGCGGCGGTGGTCCCGTGTCACGGCCCGGACCGCGTCGAACTTGGTCTCCGGTGCGGTGTGCAGAAGCGGACCGAGGTCGGCGCCGAGCTTCGAGGTCGGGGACATCTGGTGCTGGCGGGGCTCCTCGTAGTCGACGGGAAGGCGCTCGACCTTGCCCTGAGGCTTGCGCTTACTCACCGGACACCGCCGCAACGACGTTCTTGGCCACGTTCCGCCGGCGCCGGTCGTCGCCGAGCATCGGGACGATGGTGGTGGTCTCGACGAGGCGGGAGGCGATCCGGTCGCCGACCGCGGCGCGCAGGTCGGGCAACGGCACGTTGGTGGTGAAGATCGAGGGCTTCATGGCCTCGTAGCGGGCGTTGATGAGCCGGTAGGTGATCTCCTCGACCCACTCGGTGTGCTTGGCGGCGCCAAGGTCGTCGAGGAGCAGCAGGTCGGCGCCGCGGAGTGCCTTCAGGGAGCCCTCGGGGTCCTTCGCCGAGGGCCGCATCGAGGCGGTGAAATCCGCGAACGTCGTTGCCTGCCATGTCGAGGGCCGCAGGGTCACGGCGGCCCGGAGCGCCCCGAACGCCTGGTAGGTCTTCCCGGCGCCGGTCGCCCCGACGAGCAGCAGCGACTCGGCGGCGGCGGGGTCGGTGACGTACGCGTCGACCCAGCTGCCGACCTCGGCCTCGGTGGGTTCGGCGTCGGCGTACCGCGGCGGGAAGTGCGCGTCGAGCTGGGCGGTGATCCGGGCCCGGCGCCACGCGGTGTGCAGGTCGCCGCCGGCACCCTTCGCCTCGGCGGCGCACGAGGAGCAGGTGGCCATGGTGACTTGCTCGCCGGGGATCTGGTGGAAGCACGGCTCGTAGGCGGTCTTGCGGAGCTCGTCGAGGTCAAGCGTTTCCATCACAGTCCTCCGGAGGCATACGCGGCGTGGGGGTCGGTCGGGTTGCGGAACGTCTGGTGACCGGTGGGTGACGCCCTGGCCGGGATGCGTTCGTCGGACCATCGCTCGCCGTTGAGCCAGGTGGCCGGGTGCGGGATGTAGTTCGGCTGGGTGCCGTCGCGGACGCAGAAGTCGGCGAACGCCGCGGCGGCGGCCACGACGGTCTGCGAGTCGACGGTGCGCATCGCCTTCGTCCACGCCGCCCGGGCGTGGCCCTTGTCGGTCTTGCGCGGGTAGGCGGACCAGAACTCAGCGAAGGAGGGATCGTCATCAGACGCCGAGCGCTTGCGCGTTCCCTGTTCCTTTCCCTGTTCCTTTCCCTGTTCCCTGTTCCCTGTTCCTTTCCTTTCCGGTGGTGAGGGCTCACTGAGGTGTGCGTGAGTGCTCAGTGAGGACGGCGGGAAGAGGGCATCGTCGCTGCTCAGACCCACTTCGACACCGTCCTCGGGGGCCGGGAAACGGCTCTTCGTCGGCCGGTTGATCCGCTGGTGCTCATCCCATCCGCGGACGGCGTAGTAACGGCGTCCGTCGACCTCGTAGTGAGTCATCAGTGAGGCCTCAGTGAGTGCCTTGAGGTCGATTTCGATGTCGGCGGCGCTGCGGTCGTCGAGCGGCCAGACCGCAGCCTTGATGAGCCGGGCGTCAGCGATCAGCCGGCCCTCGTCGTCGGCGTGGGTCCAGAGACCGATGAACGTCAGCCGCGCCTCGACCGTCAGCGAGGCGACGGTCAGCGACGTGAAGAACTCCGGCTTGATGGTTCTAATCCGAGCCACGGGCACCCTCGCCGAGAATGGCCGCCGAGCGGTCGGCGTCGACCACGAAGGCGGGCCGGTTGTCTTTCCATGGAGCCCTGATCCGCGACTCGGGTACCGGCGCGAGCCAGTCGTCGTCGTACGGCTCGTGGCTGTCCGACCGCTTCAGCGCCTCGGTGACGATCTCGATGAGGGCGGCGCGGTACGGGGAGCTGTTGTAGGTGCTCTGGTCGTCGAGCCGGGGCGGGACGTACCCGTTCCACGTTGCCGCACGGGAGTAGCCGAACAGCGTCTTGAGCTGCTCGGACAGGTCGTCGTACGTCAGGACGGCGAACCGGTAGCGGCGGGCGGCTTCCCGGGCGACGCCGATGTAGCCGATGAGCTGCACGGCCCGGCTCAGGTTGGTGTCCTGGTCGTCGGTGCGCAGGAACGGCATCTGGGCGATGACAGAGCCGAAGCCCTTGGGTGCCGCGCTCACGACGTCACCACCGGGTGACGGAGCGCATACGGGACTGCACAGGTGGAGCGAAGTCGCTTAGGATGCGACACAGCCCAACCCCTTTCTACGAAGGAGTTCGGTCAGGCCGGGAGACAGCGTCGCAAGCGCTTGCTCTCGGCCGTTTTTATTGTCCCATGCGCTCGAACGCACGTTTGAGGCGACACGCGGAATCCTTGTGTGACAACGGTTCCACTTTGGACATAGCTCCACCTACGCCTCCTTCTGCTGTCGTCGCTGCGTAATGCCGTCCTCGCTCCAGCCCGGTCGACGTGTCGCGACGGCCGCGCGGAGATCCTCCGGCGACAGCAGCCGCTCCACTCCGGCGATCACGACGGCGTGGGCGAGATTCACGGCCCCGAGGATCGTGTAGAGCCGGTGCAGGCGGCCTTTCACCGTCTCGGCGGTGATGTACAGCGCCGCCCCGATCTCGGGGTTGGACATGCCGCGGGCTGCGAGGCGGAGCACGGCGAGGCCGTCCTCGAGCCGGCTGTTTCTCGTCATGCCGCCTCCCGGTACGCCTCAACGACCGGCACGACACAGGTCAGCACCGACGTGTGGATGGCGACGATCCCGAAGTCCGGGTGACCCAGGAAGCGGGAGCCGGGTACGACCTCCCACTCCCGTGCTCCGCCGGCCAAAAGGAACCCGAGCCGGTGAACGACGTCCTGGAAGTCCTCGCCACCCAGGGCGATGAGGTCGAGGGGTCCGGCTGGTTCGGTGACGGGCCAGACGATGCGCATCAGCACGGTGGCACCACCCGCAGAGACCGGGCGATCGCCGTCTTCCACTGCAGGTGACCGGCCTGCTCCAGGAGCACCAGGTGGTAATAGGCAGCCGACGGAGTCCGCAGCCCAGTGCCGCTGGCGACCTCGCGGACCGTCGGCGCGTATCCGTTGGCCGCCCAGAACTCGGCGATGAACAGCAGGATGTCGCGGCGCCGGCGCTCGCCCTGGTCGGTGACTTCGGCCGTCACAGGACGTCCTCATCCGCGAGGTGCTGGCTGTCCATCGACGTCACCCCGGGCTCCCCGTACCGGAACACCCGCAGCGGGATACCGGCGTCAGAGGCGAGCTCGGCGCAGTGCGTGGCGCCCGGGGAGTCGTCGCGGATGAAGGCGAGCACCAGGTCGGCTCCTCGGGCGACCATCTGCTCGTTGCGGACCATCCCGGCCCGCTTCCCGAACTTCCGCCACAGCGCCGGGTGCCGCTCGGCGAGCACCAGGGTCCCGCCCCGATACCAGCGAACCCACTGATCGGCGAGCTCGTCGGCCCCGTTCGGGCACGCACCGTGAACGATCGTGACCATCGGCACGGCGGCCGCGATCGCCGCGTCGGCGACGGCTTCAAGCGCGAGCCGGATCGTCTTGGCGTCGTCCCAAGATCTGCTGCCGGTCACAATCACGCGCATTCGGTGTACCCGCCTTCCTCGGTGAGCAGGACGAGGCCGTGGACGGCGTGCTCGATTGGCACCTCGCGCGGGTCGTCGGCCTGGCGGACGAGCAGCCCGAGCTCCAGGGACTCGGAACGGTGCGACTCGACGTGCCCGTGGCAGAGCGTCACGCCAGAGCCGTGCAGCAGCACCAGGTTCGCCGGGCCGTGCGAGATCGGGCTCCGGTTCCCGCCCATGCCGGCAGCTCGGCGGTGATGCAACGACCAGTCCCGGCTGCGCTCGCCGACGATGTTCAGGCCGCACGACGCACACCGGCCCTGATCGCGCTCCTGGACGGCCTCGAGGGCCGAGGCGGTAGGGCGGATACGGGTCACGACGCCTCCCACAAGGTGCGCTCCACGTGCTCGGTACCGAGAAGGTCGCGAGGCCGAGTCGGACAGTCCCAGCCCGGACGCGCCGGCCGGTTGGCGATCCAGCGCCAGCCGGCCCCGCGGAGACTGGCTCCGCTCTCCGTCGCCTGCGTGTAGGTCAGCAGGCGGTCGTAGCCGAGCGCGTAGGTGGCCTGTCGTGCAGCGGCGTACAGGAACGAGCCAGCCGATGGCGTGCCGTCGGTCGCGACGCGAGTCACTTCGAGCGTGCGGCCGTCGTCGAGCGAACGCGCCACCGGCCGGCCGACGATGGCCACGCCAACCCGCCGGTCTCCGCACATGGCGCCGAGGCTGAACTTGTGCCCTACCGGCGGCTGATGGTGGCGATGGTGCGCGGCGACGAACGCGCATGCCTGCTCGAACGTCACAGCGATGACGCGCAGCTTCACCGTGGCCTCCTCGGATGGACTTCGGTCGCATCGGTCTGATGCCGGCCGACGGGAAGGGGAGCAGTTGCTGCCACCGCGAGGCGGCGGCGGAGGCGTAACGCCTGACGCATGAAGTCGGCCGTCTTGTACGTCGCCAGTTCGGCCAGGAGCTGCGCCTTCTCGGTGCGCTCCCGGGCCAGCAGCCGTTCAAGCTCTGCGATGCGGTCGGCTCGGGCTTCGAGGAGTCCGTCGCGGAGGTCGAGCTGCGCCTCGGCGTGGACTGCGGCGTGCCGGGGCCGACGGAAGTAGGAGAGGATCACGGCGGGCTCACTCGGTCACCTCGCGCGCGCACTCGACGCTGTGCTCCTCGCAGGTCTCGCAGCCGTTCGTAGTGCCGACCAGCTCGCCGCACCAGCAGATGACCCGGCACGTGCAGCCCGGCATGGTGGCGTTCATGGCTCGGACGTAACGCAGGGCGTCATGCTCGGCCGCGCCTTCGGGGCGGCTGACGAACACGGCGACCAGCTCGCCGCGCGGCGGCGGCGTGTAGTGCTTGGCGTCCTCCGGCTCGGCGTAGACCAGGACGCGGTTGTGGTTGCCGACGCGGTACTTCACAGCCCGGCCTCCCGGTCCAGCGCCTTGGCGAGGTCGTAGGGGATCGGCAGGTCCATTCGCGTGTCAGCGCTCATCGCGGCCCAGACCTCGGCTGCGGTGCGGGGCTCGCGCGGCGGGGCCAACTCGACCCGCATGGGCCCCACCTCGGAGAGGAGCCGGGCAAGCGACATGGTTCCGCTTCGACTGCTGTGCCACCACGAGTGACCGCCCTGGTGCCCGTGCGCGGCGAAGCGGTCCCCGTCCTCGGTGACGAGCGCTACCGTGCCCTCGGGCACCTCCGGCAGCCGGAGGACCAGAGGGTCGGGCTTGGCGCCGAACACGTCGGTGAACACCTTCACGTCGGCCCTGAGCCGTTCGGCTTCCCGCCGCCACGCCTCGCTGTTCTCCTGCATCTGGTCACGCCAGCCCAGGGCCTTGTCGCGCTCGTCCTTGAGGCGCTCGACCTCGGCGCGGGCCTCGTCGCGCTCAGTGTTCAGACTTTTGATCGAGCCGCTCGCTGCCCGCTTGAGCGTCTCCAGCGAGTTGAGCACGTCTTCGGGCCGGGCCACGCCCAGCGCCTTCATGACCTGCGCCTCGCGCTGCTGCATGTCGAGCAGGATCTCGGCAACGGGGTACTGGATGTTGTCCCGCGTGACCCAGCCCTCCGGCGCGCGGTCGCCGTCCGGTGCGGGGTTACCGCCGACGAGCAGCGGGCGCCACGGGCCCGCGTTGTCCCGGGCGCAGTGGTCGAACGTCGGCTCTCCGATCGACGCCTCGACGTAGCCACAGCCGAAGATCCAGAGCGGGTCTCCAACCTCGTTGACCGCCTGTACGGGCAGCCGTGGGGCGAGGGCAGAGACGCGGGCGAACAGGCCTGCCGCCTTGGCTTCATCCCGCGTGGCCGCCGCCATGTCGCCTTGACCGACGTTGTAGCCCATCGAGTAGCGCTCAATCGAAAGCTGCTGGACGAGGCCGAGCAGCGGCGCGTCGGCCTGCTGCGGCTCGGGCCGAGCGGGCGCCAGCTTCGCCCCGAGACGCAGCGCCTCGTCCGAGGTCAGGCGGTCGGAGCCGTGCAGGACGTGCACGCTGAAGCCCTCAGCACGCCGTGCGACCTCGGTCCGGCCCGACGTGGAGCGAAAGACCAGCACCGGCGCGTCCGGGTCGGTGCGTCCGACGGGCTCGGGGTCCAGCTGGTTGTCGCCGGTCGCCGTGCCCTTCAGCCGGAGGAAGCCGTCCGCGTCCCGGGCGCCGGGCGGGTCCTCGTGGATGCTCAGGTGGATGTCGTCCTGCACCGTCCTGCCGCATGTCCCGCAGCGCATGTTGGGACCGAGCTGGTATCGGTGCCGCTCGGGCTCGGCGGGCTGCTCGCGCACGGCAGTCACCGTGAGCGGGGCGAATGAAAGCGGGCTGCCGACGCCGAGGTCACAGTCCTTGATCTCGGCGCAGCGCCGGACGCCCAGTTCACCGCAGTGCCAGTGGCTGGCGTCGGTCAGATACCAGTCGTCGCCCATGCGGTCGTCCACCGCGGTCACGTCGTCGGGGATGGGCTCCCCGGCCGGGATGACGTCGTCGACTGCGGTCATGATGCCCTCACTTCGGGGAGTGCGGCGGCCCACAGCTGGGCCATCTTGGCGTAGCCGGTGTCGTTCGGGTGCACGCCGTCTTTGAGGTCCGATGCTTGAAGCCGCACGTCGACGACCGTCACCCACGGCTGGCGGGCCGCAGCCAGCGCGGGGATCCCAGCGTTGAATGCCGCTTCCTGGCCCTGCTGCGCGGCGCCGGCGTACGGGGTGATCGAGATCAGGGCCACGTACGTGACCGTGCCCGGCGAGGCCGTGTGGATGGCGTCGAGGAGGGCGGCCATGTTGGTGAGCATCGTGCTGGCCGGAAACCCCTGCACCGTGTCGTTCGTCCCGGCGTGCAGCAGGACGAAGGCCGGGCGGAACGTCGTCAGGATGCCCGGGGCGATCGCCAGGAGCTGGTCGATGCGCCAGCCGGAGTGGCCCTCGTGCAGCAGCGGCGCCGCACCCTGCGACCCGACGAACGTCAGCGTCGGCAGCAGGGCGTGCAGCGGGCCCCGGTAGCCGGTGCCGTCCGTGCTCGCCACGCCGAGAGTGATGCTGTCGCCGAGTGGCAGGACGGTCCAGTTGGCCGGTGGGATGTGGCGCGGCGGCGTCCGCGACGGGAGCGGCGTGGTCGTTGCGGCGGCGGCGGCCGGGCGCGGCACCGCGGTGGTGGGCGTCAGCATGCCAGCGGCGAGGGTGGCTGCGGCCACGAAGGCGGCGAGGAAGGCCTTCATCACAGCGCGGCCCTCACGGCTTCGGCGGCGCCGTACAGCGCGCCGAGGCCGGTCAGCGCGGCCACGGCGACGGCCGCGAGGCATCCGCCCTTCTCATGGCTGCCGCCTTTGCCGGAGTGCCCGCCTCGGTACGGGCGGGACGGGCCCTTGTTGTCGTTCTTGCCCATGGTCAGTTCTCCTCCGGGGCGTCGAAGCAGAGGGTGGCGTAGCGGTCGTCGCCGCCGATCCAGTCGATGTGGTACGGCCTCCAGTTGCGGGCCTGGAGCGTGTCGGCGGTGTCCTCGGCGACGAGGTGGAAGACGCCGTTCATCTCCCAGCCGCCGCGCCCGGCGAGCACGAGCTTCGTCAGCTCCCACCAGGTGCGGCGGACGTTCCAGGCGGTCATGGCTTCTCCTCGCGGAGGATCTCCGTGTCGATCGCGATGAAGTCGCCGCACTCGTAGTCGCCGCTGGCGTACTGCACGCCCTCGATCTGCAGGACGTACGCCCCGCCGTCCTCGATGGGGACGTACACGCGGACGTCGTTCTCCCGGCGCTGCTGGAGCAGCGCGATCAGCTCGTCGCGGGTCACCGGTACACCTCCCGGATGCGCTCGGCGACCTCGTCACGGATCTCGGCCTGAATGTCGCCGTCCAGGTCGTCCCACCACCAGTCGAAGCCCTTGCGGCCCTCCAGTTCGCGCAGGACGGCGTCGGACGCCTGGTGCGCGTTGTCCTCGGTGCTCACTTCGTCTTCCTCATCTCGTCCTCGTAGGCGTTCCAGTCGAAGGCGTCGTGCATCTCGGTGAGCCGGGTCTCCCAGCAGCAGACCTTGGCGCAGCCCGCCGGATGGTTCGACCGGACTACCGACACGCCGCCAGCGGTCATGAAGTGCTCATCGACGGGATCGAGGGCCGCGGCGAGTGCTTGGGCGCACGGTTCGCCGATGACGCGGAGCCACCAGCGCGGACCGAGACGCTTGTACAGCCACCAGCAGATGGGGTGCTCGTAGGCGATCAGCGCGATGAGCGCGCCGATGGCGAGGATCAGGAGCAGGCAGGTGAGCAGGATGCCGGTCACGGCTTCACCTGCCGCTGCTCGTCGAGCATCACTGCGGTGGCCGCGCAGGCGTACATCGTGGCCCGGCTGCGGTAGAAGGCCCCGTCTCCGATGGCCTGCTGGACGAGCGGGTGTGACGCGGCCCGCTGCTCGGCGATGATCTCGGAGACCGGCAGCTCGTCCCGGTGCCGCTGGACCGTGTCCCGGTAGAGCTGCTCGGAGCGCTCGACCTTGTGAATCGAGTCGATCATCTCGGCGAGGTAGTGCTTGACGATGTCCGTCACGACTCCTCCTCACGGAGGATGGCCCGGGCCAGCGCGTGCACTGCGTCCTCGCGGGCTCCGGTGAGAATGCCGGGCTCGGCACCTGCGGTCATCTCGCCAAGGCGGCACGCGTCCCAGTGCTTCACCTCAAGGTCGAGCAGCTCGGCGAGGGCGAGCGCCATCGGAGGGTGCATCAGGGTGGCGAAGTCGACGTCGGCCTCGGCCTGCGAGTGGTAGCCCGCGTCTTCGGTGGTGGTCCGGAACGGCACCGGCGTGACGCCGTGGTCGTCCGTGACGCCAAGGACGCTGTAGGTGATGGTGTTGTCCCAGTTCTCGGCCGACTCGACACGCCACGGGCCGGGCGTGGCCGCTTCGGCGTGCTCGCGGAGCTTGGCTGCGGCTCGGCGCAGCAGGTCAGCCGACATTGCGCACCGCCTCAAGCTGCCGCTCCACGGCGTGGAACGTCCACGCGTCCGGCCGCCACAGCCCCTGCCGGCCCCGGGCAGGCACCGGCTCGGGCAGCGCGACGACGTTCATGAGCCGCCAGTGACACTGGCCCGGCACCGCCCAGGCGCCGCACCGGCAGACGAGCTGATCGGTGAACCGGGAGGCCCGGCAGGCGTGCATCAGGTCAGCGACCGCGACAATCGCGGAGGTCACCACACCGTCGCGCGGGCGATCGGCGGTCGAGTCCCAGCCCTTCCCGGCGTGGATGAGCAGCTGGTCGACCGGGTCGGACGGCATCCACTTGCGGTTCTCGATGTCCTTGCCGCCGTGGGCGATGAGGTGCGCCCACGGGTTCTTCAAGGTGATGACGTGCGGGTCGCGGAGGCCGCTCATCGGGCACCTGCCTCGGCCTCGGCGTCCGCCATGACCCGGGCGATCCAGTCCTTGGGAAACACCCCGGTCGGGCCTTCGAGCTCGAACGCCGGCGGCTCGGCCGGCAGATCCGGGAACACCCGTGGTGACTCGGCCAGCGCGGGCGCGAACCAGCGCTCCGCCTCGGCCTCGAACAGCCGGGGCTCCTCTGCCCGGTGCTGGCCCGGGATGGGTGCGGCGAGCGGGTCGGCGGCGAACGCCCGCACCGGTGCGAGGGCCCGGGCGCGGATCGCGGCGAGCTGCCTCGGCGATGGGGGCCTGTCGACGCGGCGCCGGCGGACGGGCGGGTGGACGACGGGCTGCTCGCTGGAGATCTCGGCGTGCCACGCGGACAACTCCTCGGCGGCCGCGGCGTCCTTCTCGGAAAGCGTGTCGTGCCGGGCGCCGGCGGCCGCTGCCTCGGACTGCGGGCGGAGCTTCTCCACGTTGGTCGGCTGTTCGGGGTCGCGCTGGTCGCCCGGGCGCCGGAACGCGTCGAAGGCGATCACGGACGCGACGCCGAGCAGGATGGCGGCGCCGAGCGCGATGAGGAAGTCAGCCCACATCTGTGCTCACCTCTTCCGTCTTCTCGATGAGTTCTGGCCATTCGCCCCGGTCGAACTCCTGCACCAGGTCCTGCGCGCCATCGGGGAGCGAGACCGAGACGGTGACGGGCAGGTCGCAGCCGGACGAGTCCCGCTCGGTGCCGTTGACCCGGACGATCTCGGCTTCGACGAAGACCTCGGCGCCGGGCGGCAGGAGCAGCTGGAGGTGCCGGGCGATGGGGCATGCGCACTCGTTGCCGGGGATGCCCTTCACCCCGGCGGACGACAGCCGCTCGGCCAGCTCCCAGGACTCGTGGTCGAGGGTCCGGACGACTGCGGTGATGCCGTCGACGGTCAGCGGGTAGGTGGGGAGGTCAGTCATGGCTCGCCGCCCGTCTGGCGAGGATCAGCCGGGTCCACTCGGTGTGCAGTTCGCGGTACTCCTGCTGTTCGGCGGAGTCGTAGGCGTCGAAAGCCGCCGAGCCGAGGAGTTCGTCATTGATCTCCACGCTGGACATGAACCCGAGGTTGGCGGCGACCTCATCGCGTGCCTCGAACTCGCAGGGCAGCGGGGCCGTGTAGAAGTCGCCGAAGGCCTGGCCCAGGATGCAGTCGCACGGACTGAGCAGGCGGAGCCGATCGAGGCTCACCTTGTCGACCCAGCCCGGCATCCGGGCGTCCAGCCACTCGGCTCCGGCAGCGACCCGCTGCTCGATCGTGGGTGTGGTGCGCTCCGGCTCGGTCATCACGCCTCTCCGTTCAGAGCAGCCCGACCGAACTCGGTGAGCCTGAAGTAGGTGACCCGGGTGCGCGGTTCGGCGCCGGGCCACAGGTCTTCGTCGGGAACGGGCTCGACCCAGCCGGCGGAGAACGCTTCCTGGAGCCGGGACGTGACCCGGACGTTTTCCTGCTGGTCGTAGGCCTCGCCGGTGGAGTGGTAGCGGACGATCCGGGATCGGCTGGAGGCGACGGCACGGAGGAACGCGCGCCGGTGCGGGGTCGGAAAGAGGCCATTGATCTCAGGCATCGACAGACACCGCCAGTTCTTCAAGCCGTCGGGCGGCCTCGGCCGAATACCTGGCGCGACCGCGGAGAAGGTGGCACGCACGGCACGAGCGCTGGCCACGTTTGTCGGTTCGTACGTTGTCCCCGACCAGCTCGTGCCCGCGTTTGCAGTGTGTCTTCTGCTCGTAGACGCGAGCTTCAAGGCAGCCGCGTCGGCCGTTCTCGCCGAGCGAGACGATCTCGAAGTGCGACGGATTCACGCACGCGGGAAAGAGGCACCGGTGGTCGACCGTCATGCCCTCGGCGATAGGCCCGACAAGCAGCTCGTAGGCGACGCGGTGGGCAGCCTTGACCCACCGATCGATAGCGAAGAACCCATAGCCCTGGCGCAGGCCGCCGACCCATTCCCAGCAGTCGCTGTCGGCGCCTTTCTGGACCTTGGACCAGAACCGCTCGGCCACATCGGCGGCATACGGCGGCTGCGGGTTCGGCAGGCGGCGACCCACCCGCTGCTCGCGGACGGGATTGCCCGCCTGCCGGCGCCTTTCCTTGTACCGCAAGGACCTCTCGCGGTTGCAGGCCCTGCAGTCGCGCCAGCCGTTCGCCGTAATGATCAGGTTTGATTCGTCGCGTGGGTGGCCTTTGCCGCAGCGCTCAACGTCGTCGCTCACCGGACACCCCTCTTGAGGAGCGGCTCGACCTCGGGGAGGGCCCCGGTCGTCCACACCGGTGCGTAGGGGTTCGGCTCGGCGGGCGCCGCCGTGGTGCGGCGCCCGAAGATGCGGTTGAGGAAGCGGCGCATGGTCAGGCCACCTCGGCGGCGACGCGCACGGCGTTCATGTCCTCGGTGACGACGGAGCCGGTGTGGGCGGGTGTGCAGCAGCTGATGTGCGTGTGGAAGCCGTACCAGTAGTCCCAGGCGCCGTGGATCCACTCGGTCTCGCCGGTGGCCAGGGTCGCCGGGTGGACGATGCCGAGCGCCAAGCCCGTGACCCAGGCGTCGAACGCCTCGCGGCCGTCGAGGTCGATCGTGATCGACGAGCCGTCGCCCGCACTGAACCGGATGGACATCGGGGCGGGCAGCCCTTCGGCGATGAGCACGGCGAGCTTGCACCATGCCTGTTTGCGGCTGATCTCGGGCTTCGGGGTGGTCATCGGGTTCCCTCCGTGGCGTCCCAGCCGTTCGGGAAGCACCGCTTGTCGTGGCAGGGGTTGAGGTTGAGGAGCCGGGCGTGCCGCATCTCGACCCGCTCCCACCGGCCGGTGATGTACGCGGCGCAGGCCGGGATGTCGGGGTGACGCTCCCGGTGCGCGGTTGCAGCGCGCTTGTATGCGGAGGTGAGGACGTAGGTGTTCACCACGTCACCAGCGCGGCCTCGGCGAGCCGGCGGATGGCGTCGAGGCGCTCGGCCTCGGCGACGACCCGGATCCGGCGGCCGCCGAACGGGTGGCACGCGGCCCGGATGACGGCGATCCCGTCGAACTGGCGCAGCGCCTCGGTCCTACTGAGCAACTCGGAGCGGTGCTCGTAGCCGGGCCGGACCGTCCAGATCAGACGGCACGCGGGCATCGTCCTGCGCCGGGCCAGGTCGGCCCACTCCGTGGCGGTGAGGGCGGTGACGGCCCCGTTGTAGTCCGGGCGCTCCCGCTTCTCGATGCTGCTCTTGCTCGTGTCGTGGTCCATCTGGGACGCTTCCTTTCGTCGGCTCCCCGCCGTGCTGTCGAGGCTGTTAGGCGGGGAGTTGTCCCATGTCTGGGGGAAGTCCGGACCGGACTGGCGGCGCCCCAAATGCCGCCAGGCCGGTCCGGGGCTCTACGGCTGGGCGCGGTCGCGCCACTTGATGAGCAACTCGAAGGTGAAGACGATCCGGTTGAGGCTGTCCTCGAGGAGGATCACGTCCTCGTCGGTGAGGAGCGGCCCGGACACGTCGGCGTCGACCTGCTCCCACTGCTCGGCGAACCAGTCGAGGAGCGCTGCGGGATCGCTGGGGTCCGGTGCAGGACGGGGCACCCCTGGCCCGTCCTGCACCGGGTCGGCCTCGCCGGAGAACGCGGGGGGCTCCTCCGGTTCGGCCGGCCGCCCGGCCTCGTCCACCCCTGGTTCCGAGGCCGGCGGCAGGACGACACCCGATGCGGGTCGGACGTCGTCCTCGGTGATGTCTGTGGGGGTTACGGCGGGTCCCGGCCGATCTGCTTCGCCTGCGGTTGAAGCTCCGGGGCCCGCCGCTGGCGGCTCAGTCAAGGTCGTGCCGCCATCTGCCGTGGGAGAAGCCGCGGCAGCCGTCGTTGGGGAGTCGGAGGGGCCATTGGTCTTGACCTGGGAATCCGCGGCCGGGAGTGCGGACTTTTCCGCACCCTTGGCGTCATTGCGGAGAGTCTTTTCATCGACGCCAAGCCACCTGGCGATCTTTCGCCTCGACATGCCCGACGCCGCGAGAACGGCCACGATGACGCCGCGCTGCTCCGGCGACAGTCGGAGCTGGTTCGGGCCGAACTCGGCCTCGAAGTAGTCTCCCCAGCCCTTGTAGCCGAGGATCAGCCAGTCCTGCCGCTCCTCGATCTCGACGATGGTCCCGATCAGATCGTTGACCGCGTTCACGCCGTCGCGGACGCGCTGGGCGCGGCGGTTCGCTCCGGCCTTGTCCAGCCGGGCCACGGCGGTCACGCTGCACCGTCCATGGGCTCGCCGAACGCGCGTTCGTGCGCGCCCTGCCACGTGGCCGACAGGTCCCCGCCCGCCGCCTCGATGAGCTGCGTGAGGTAGTCCCGGCGCTGCTCGTCGCGGCGCGCGAACCGGGCGGTCAACTCGGCCATCTCCGCCGTGTACTCCGCGAGCACCTTCAGCGTCGTCGTGGTCGGCTCGAAGTCGTCGAGCGGGAACAGCGACCCCTGCTCGCCGAGGACGTCGGCGAGCGCCCGGGCGCGGTCCCGCTTCCGCTCGGCCTCGGTCCGGTGGTCTGCGGGCGCCTCGCCCTCGTCCGGCTCGTAGGGCGGGAAGCCCTCCGCGACGAGGTCCCGCCAGGACTCGAAATCCGTCACGGCGTGACGGATTTGGGTCTCCGTCGCGTAGGTCCGGGCGCACTGGATCGCCCGCTGGATCTTCTGGGCGGAGAGCCGCGGACGGCCCTTCGCGTCCAGCCCTGCGGCGGCGACGAGGCGCTCGGCGGCGCCGTGCTTCAGCGAGGCGCCGGACGGCGACATGACCTCGGGGTCGCGCAGCAGACGCAGGCCGAACATCCACCACTCGCGGATGAGGTTCGAGTCGGCGGCCTCGATGTGCGAGAGCTGCCGGACGTACTGGGTCGTCTTCACGCCGCACCGCCCGGGAGCTTCAGCATGGGCTGCGACATGTAGTCCGCCGCCTTGATGAGTTCGTGGCCGATCTCGCGGGCCTGCTCGACGGTGTAGGCGTCGTCGTCGATGTAGATGACCCGGCCGTGGTCAGGGTGGACCGCGCAGAGGACCTCGTGGCCATCGCCGCGAGCGTCGATGAAGTCGGTCATGCCGCCCGCCCCGGCGTGCTCATGAACTGGGCGACTGGCACACCGAGAACCTCGGCGACACGTTCGAGCTCGGCCACGTCGAAGGCGATCAGACCGCTGAGCCGCTTCGACACCGACGGCTGCGGCAGGCCGAGCTTCTCTGCGAGCTGGCGCTGCGTCATGCCCTGGCGGGCAAGTTCAGCTCTGACCTCGGATCCTACGATCCGGGGGAGTGGTACCGTCATGCCCTGAAGTTTTCACGCATAGCCTGAAAATGTCAAGCTATGCCGAGAGGTATCGATGAGGCTTGACACTATGCTGTGGGGGAATCAGAATTAACGTCATGACAACGACGCCTGAGGCTCCCGCGAAGACCCTCACGCAGCTCGTAGCAACTGAGATCCGGGTCGCAATGGCTCGCCAGGACGTGAGGCAGTCAGCACTGGCACGCCGGATCGGTAGGAATGATCAGTGGCTGAGCGTGCGCCTGAAGGGCAGGCAGCCCATCGACCTCAACGACCTGGCGCTGATTGCGCGCGGTCTCGACGTGTCGGTCCGGGATCTAATGCCTGATCAGCCCTATGCTGTCGAGGAGGTTACCGCGTTGTACCCGCAGGTCAGCGCTTCGGCCAGGCCGAAGGGTCGCCGCCCGATCGACAATCGGCCGAGTGGACATCCCGAGAGCGGCGTGACGGCAGGGTTAGTCCGAACGGCTCGACTCCCGCGCTCCGCCGGCCCGAGACGGCCCTAGCAGCCGATGGGCGGTCACGCGCAGTCGTCACACGATGACGACATGGACATGATCCAGGCGTACCTGAACGACCTCGCCGACCCGGAAGAGCCCGGCCACACCAAGCCGGCGTCACCCGACACCATCAAACTCCGGCGGAAGATCCTCACGAAGGCCAACCGCGAACTGCCCCACGGCCTCGCCTACGCCAACGGCGCCGAACTCGACGCGTGGGTGGAGCGCCAGCGGAACCCCAACACCCGCGCCACGTACTACGTCGCGCTCGTCCGGGGCTACGCCTTCTGGTGCAGGCCCAGCGACCCGTGGCTCGCCAGCAACCCCGCCGACGCGATGGCCCGCCGGACCTTCCTGCCCGGCGAGCCCCGACCGGCCAGCGAGGAGCACCTGAGGACCATCCTTGAGCGCGGTGAGGACCCGTACCGGCTGTGGATCGTCCTCGCGGCCTACGAGGGGCTCCGCGCCTGCGAGATCGCCGGGCTCGACCGCGAGCACGTCACGGCGGAGACGCTGATCGTGGTCCGCGGGAAGGGCGGCTCCCCGCGGTCACATGACACCGACCCGCTCGTGTGGTCCCTCGTGCAGCCGCTGCCCCCCGGGCCGCTGGCGCGCAAGCCGGGCGGCGGGCGCGCCACGGCCGGGGAGGTGTCGAAGCGGGCGAACTATCACCTGCGGGAGGTGCTCGGGATCGAGGGCGTGACGCTGCACATGTGGCGGCACCGCCTCGGCGTGCAGATGCAGCGGCTGTACCGCAACATCCGGGTGACGCAGAAGGCGCTCGGACACAAGTCGCTGACGAGCACCCAGCGGTACACCGACGCGAGCCTCGACGAGCTGCGCGAGGCGCGGGCTATGCTCCCCCGGCCCAGCGGCGCAGCGGCTGGGCGCGCCGATGCCGTGGTGACGGGAGCCGCTGCGGGTCGATCGGCAGGCGCTGGATCTCGCGGGTGATGGAATCGATGGGGTCGAGTCCGGGCACGAGCGAACGGGAGGCGACGACGATGCAGTCGACGTCGCCGCTGCAGACCATGGCGCAGGCGCTGGTCCAGCCGACGACCTGACCCGGCTCGTCCGTGGCGGCCGAGACGATCTCTCGGCCGCCGAGGCCGGTGATGTACCGCGAGCACCGGTCCTGCTGTTCGAGGATCTCGGCTGGCGTTCCACAGGCGTAGATGAGCACGCGAATCGACATGATGGTTGGTTCCTTCCTCCTGGGGTGCGGAGGCAGGCGACGGCCGGGAAGGGCCCTGAGAGGGGCCCGCCGCTTACCGGGAGGGCCGGGTGGGGGGCTTACACCAAGGTCTGGGGTGTGCCCGGCCGAAGATCAGACCGTAACCGTACGTTCACAATCTGATCAATCCATCGTTCGGGTGACCCTCACACGGTCAGTCCGTTGACACACGCGGTGGCCGGTCGGCCACGAACGTGCCCTTGCCCTGCACCCCGCGCGTCCAGCCGTCCCGGCCGAGGAGGGTCAGCGCGGTCTTGGTCGTCGTCTGGCTGACGCCGTACTCGTCGGCGAGCTCGGCGATTGTGGGCAGCCGGTCGCCCGGACGGTACCCGTCGGCCCCGTCAGCGATCTGCTGGACAACCCCGTCGTAGACGCGCTGGTACTCAGCGGGCATGGCAACTCCCGGTGCTTGGCGGCGCGCCAATTCGATCACGGGGAGTGCCTTTCTCTCAACACCTGGTTGTCTTAGACAGCTTAGCCGTCTATGTTGAGCCATGGAACCCGAACCGGCGCTTGGCGGTGCTGGCCCCCTGGTTCCCCGTCACCGGGGCGGCCGCGGCCATCACGGCCCGCGCCCCGGTGGCACCCCGCCCGGCGCGAGCGGGAAGCAGGAGGGCAGGGCCCCGACCGGCCCGCCTGGCCTCACCCGCCCGCGCCGGCACCCCAGATCGTGGGTGCGGTCACGAAACGCTTGTCGTAGTGGCCGCACCCGCATCCACCCCGCGGAGGCCTGCTCGTGTCCACCCAGCCGATCATCGGCACCGCCGAGATGGAGCCCACCGAGGTCATCGACCTCGACCCCCGGGCCGAGGTGCGCCTCATGGACAGCATCGACGACTTCGGGCTCGTCCTGTCCGACGGGGGTGTCGAGGTGGTGCTCACGTTGCCGCGGACCGTCGAGGCGTGGCACCTCGCCAGCGCTTTTGCCTGGCGGATTCTGGCCCATGAGTCGGAGATCAAGCTGCGGTCGATCGGGCACCAGCACGGGCCGCTGACCGGTCCGGTGGCCTGGCCTCGGGGCTGAATACGACGTCGTCCGTTCGGGTGATGGCGCTTGTAGCAACGTTGCTACATACTGAATGGGTCAGCGAGACGGCGACCCGAGGAGCCTCTGATGAGCACCGAGACCAAGACGATCCGGAACCACGAGGGGCGCCCCATCCTCGCCGAGATCAACCCCCGCACCGGCGACCCGCAGGTCTTCCCCTACACGGAGGCCGACTCGCGAGTGCTCGCCGTAGTCATCAACGAAGACGGCTCCGGCCACCTGATTGAGGTCGCCGAGAGCATCCGCGACCACCGCGCCGCCTACCAGTCCGGGCACACCCTCAACTGCCGCGGCAACCTGCGCCGCGGGCTCTGCCACTAATGATCCAGCACTTCACCGAGGACGGCCGCCGCGTCTACACCGCGGACGAGGCGGCCACCCTCCGCGGCGAGAAGACCAAGACCGTCCAGACCCGCCTCATGCGCGCCAAGACGGAACCCGCCGGATGGATCAACCCCCGGTTGGCCGTCTACTACCCCGAAGACCTCGGCATCCAGGAGGACCAGTGAGCGCCATGACCCGCACCATCGACACCATCTGGACCGAGATCCAGGCCCTCCGCGAGGCTGACCACGCCGCGGACGCCGAGCCGGACTCGGCCGCCTACTGGAGCGCGGCCGCGGGCCGGGCCGAGCGGCAGCGGGACCTGTGGCGGGAGCTCGGCAACCATTGCGGCGGAGACGTGCCCGAATGGTCGCGGCTCGCCGCCAGCCGCACCGGCGATCTTTACGCCGACCTCGGCGCCCGGTACCGGGTCTTCGCCGGGCAGACCGCCTGAACACACAGAAGCGGCTTCGGCCAGGCGGGGCGCGGCTGCCCCCCGCAGACTCGACGCCCGAAGGAGGATGGATCGCATGAGGACCGAGAACCGATGGTTCGGCAACCTGCTCGACTGGCGGTGGGACCCCGAGCAGGAGATGCACGGCGCCTGGCACAACGGCCGCATGCACTGGATCGCCAAGGTGTCCCGGCAGACCGCCGACGCGCAGGGCGGCGGCATGGCGCCCGGCTGGTCGATCTGCGACTTCGAGCAAGACCCGGCCCGGCGACGCTGGAACGGCTGGGGCCCAGGGCTCGGCCGGAAGGTCGGCTGGGCCAAGCTCATGGCCGAGGCGTGGATCGTCTGCCCCTACTCGGACATGATGCGCTACCCGCAGCTGCGCAACGCGCTCGTCAGCGGCATCGGGTTCATGGAGGACGGCCGGAGCCTGCTCACCGTCGACCACGAGCAGCGCAGGTTCATCGCCTGCGGCCCACACGACTCCGGCGTCGGCTATATCTGGAGCCGGTGTTCACTGGCCCGGCTGGCGTGGTCACGGTGGCGTGGCGGGTCGTCGACATGCACGACCGGCAGATCGCCGAGATGAACACGTGGCAGGACGCCGTCGAGGGGCTGCAGCAGACGCTCGTCTCCGCCTGAACGCACAGAAGCGCCCCCCGACCTCCGAAGAGGCCGAGGGGCGCTGTGCTGTTGCTGGCCTCATCCGAGGCCGGGGCTCTACTTGGTCGGTGGGGCGATTCTACAGGGGGCGGTAGGGCGCGGCCGCGGCGAGGCGCGGGGCGGCGGGCTCGGTGTACGTCGGCTTGGCCGCGATGCCGAGCATCAGCAGCCGGGCGAGGCCGCGGGCGAGGCCGGAGTCGCGGGTCTCCAGGAAGCGCACGACGATCGTCCACAGGGCGACGCCGCCGCCGACGAGTGCCAGGACGACCCAGCTCGACACGGCGTCGGGCACGGGCAGGCCGTGGGCGGCGAGCCAGACGGCGACGATGCCGACGCCCTTCTGGGCCAGCTCGCGGAGCGCGGACTTGAGGAAGTCGGACATAACCCCTCCTCGGGGAACGACGGGACGCGAAAACGCCCGGCCACCGGAGCCGGGCGTTCGCTGGTGCTTCATGTGGGCGGGGCCCGCTTACCAGCGCTCGCGCCTTGCGGCGGCCGGTGGCGCACACCCTGACCCTGTATTGGAATACAGGGCGAGGCCCCTCTGGTAACTCGTGGGCGGCGCGCGTTGGCCGTACGTGGTGTCCCGAGTGCGCGGCCTAAGTTGGCCTCAGCGCGCACCGCGGGATCAGCTTACTCCGACGGCTCGAACGTCAGCGTGTACGCCTGGCCCGGCTCGAACCGGTCGGCGACGGTGCCGTTGAGCGTCATGTCCAGCTGCAGGTGCGGCGTGTACTTCGCCCACTCGGCGTTCTCCGGCGTGACGTTGGCGCTGAACTTCACGACCGCCTGGCGGTGATCGCCCGCGCCGGTGATGAGCATCGAGTTACAGACGATCTTGGCAGTGACCACGGGCTTGCTCCTCATTCGAGGTCGGGAAACAGGAAGGCGGCCCGCATCACCGCAGGCCAGGTGTACCGTTCGAACGCATGAACGAACAGACGTGCGCAGCAACCCACCAGAGCCCCACCGCGGCGGGCGAGGTCGAGGTCCGCTGCACGAAGAAGGCCGGGCACGACGAGGCGGATGGGCCCGACCGGCGCCACGAGGGCAAGGTCGGGGCGTTCCCGGTCCGCTGGGACTAGAGCGACGACCCGAACGCGGACACGGTCACCAGGTCACGCTCGGCCGGGTCGAACAGCCGGCGCAGGACCGCGTCGAGGGTCGGCTCTTCGGCCTCGGCCTCCAGGTCGGCGATGCGCTTCCCAGCGAGGTCGAGCAGCTCCAGATCGGGCATGTCAGCACCCCAGTCGTGTGCGGTATGCGTGGATCTCGGCGGCGACGTTGCGGCCCAGCGGGGTCGTCGGCGGTGTCGCCTGGTATGCCTCGTCGAGGACGAGGATCAGGCCGCAGATCTCCCGGGACCGCTCAAGGTTCCGGTGCTCGGCGTCGGCGTCGACCTTCTTGACGTAGCCGATCGTCAGGCCCAGCGCCAGGCCGAACCCGACGATGACGGCGAGGAGCGTCGCCCAGGCCCGCATCGCCCCGGTCGGTGTGACGACCTTCGCGAGGGCGTTCACCGCAGGATCCAGATCACGACCCAGGCGGCTGCGAGGGCGACCGAGACGGCGACGGCGACACGGCGGTAGAGGTGGGCTGCTCGGGCAGCGGGTTTCGCATACGCCACACCGAGTTGAGGGCCGCCGGACCGAGGAGCAGACCGATACACACCCAGATTCGGACCATGTCCGGCGTGGCGATGAAGAACAGCTCGTGAGTCATCCCAGCCGACCCGAGCCCGAGCATCGCCAGGTCGCGGAGCAGGGGAACCGTGATTTTCACGCACAACCGCGCCCATCTGTTGGGTTCGGGTCCCCGGAGGGACGTGTCCCGGCAGCCGGGGTCTGGGGCTGACGGGTCGTGCCTACTTCAAGGCCAGGTACAGGCCCACTGCCGCGATAAGGACCGCCACGACCTGCAGCAGCAGCTTCGAGCCGTCGCTCAGCCCGGTCGAGCGTCCCTCGGTCTTGTCCATCCGGGTGGCCAGGTCGGTGACGCGCTGCGCCAGCGCCTGGAGCTCGACCCGGGACGGGAACGACGCCGTCTGATCGGAGAGGGTCTGCCGGAACTCGTTGACGCTCTCGAAGCGCTTTTCGTTGGCCGTTTCCGCCTTCGTGACCGCCTTCTCAGCGGCGGTCATCGCGGTGGCGACAGCCTTCTCCTGCGCGAGGAGCGCCGCGGCGAGCGCCTCGCCCTGCGCTGCGAAGCGCTGCTGATCCCGCTTGTCCTTCTCCGCGAGCAGCGCCTCGAGGTACTTCCGCAGCGGCACGCCCCGCCCGATCACGACCTACGCCGCCCCGAGGCCCTCACGCAGGGCCGTCTTCACGGCCTCCACGATGACCGGCTGGTCGGCGGCGGTGAGCGGGTTGTCCGGGTGTGCGACCACCGCGGCGGCGATCCGGTCGCCGAGCGCTGCGGTCTGCTCGGCGGTCAGCTCGACTGCCGGCCGGGCGGCGAGCGCGGCCACGCCGGCGTCGATGCGCTTGATGGCGGCCGCGAGGGCGCTGCTCACCGGCACCTCCTTGCCGCCGTCCACGTCCCCCGCGATCACCTTGTACGAGTCCTGCAACTGGGTGATGGCGAAGCTGTTGCGGGATGCGTTGATCTCGGCTGCGCTGGCCATGTCGTCATCTCCTCCGGTGAGCGCGGCGTTGACCGCGCTGAAGAGCCGGTCCCACGGGAAGCCGGGGCCCGGGTCGGTGTGGTCGGTGCCGCCCCACGCCTGACGCATGTCGTCGTGGCTGTAGAACGCGCGGACTTTCGGGTTGTTGCGCATCTCGCTGACCGTGGCCCGACGGACCTGGATGCCGTATGCGCGGCAGACCTCGGCGAGGACGCGGCCGAGTTGGCCCCAGCAGACGGAGTCGAGCCACGTCTGCCGCGACCACTCGTTGACGCCGCGGATCTCGACCGCGACCGCGTTCTGGTTACCCTGGCTCGAACCGGCGTGCCCGGCCCGGGCCGAGGTGTCCAGGGACTGGATGACCTTCGTGGCGTCGACGTAGAAGTGCGACGACACGCCGTCGGTGCGGCGGGTGGCGTAGGACGCCTCGGCGTCGGCCGAGGCGGTGTTGCTGGTGTTGTGGATCGCGATGCCGTACTTCGTGCCGTCCGCGTCCGAGTAGGAGTTGCGGCCCTGCACGTACTGCACGCCGGAGACGCGCATGCATCCTCCTAAGCGGGAGCGGGAGTTAGGAAGAGCGAACTGCCGGCCTTGACGGCCAGGTTGCCGACGGTCGCTGTGTTCTGCGCCCACTGCAGCCGGAAGAAGCCGGCGGACGCACCGACACGCAGCACGCCCCTGAAGTGGTACGAAAAGACGGCGCTGACCGTACTGCCGAAGGATCGGGTCGCGGTGGTCGTGCCGGTCTCGGCCTGCCAGGCGGACCACTCGACCTCGAGGTTCGCCGCGGAGGCGTTCCAGGCGGTGTGCGGGCCGACGACCGCAAGGTCGAGGATGCAGCTCGCCGGCATCGACCAGGCGATCTTCAGGTCCATCGCGGTGCCGACCGCCTCGGCGGCCAGGATGTGCGCGTCGACCTTGTATGTGGTGTTCGCCGTGACGGGCAGGTTCAGCTCGGTGTCGGGCGTCAAGGTCGTGGAGTTGTTGACGTTCTGGTCTGCGGATTTGATCCACCAGACGGGCATGACCGCATTGAGGTCCGCCGCGGTCAGGGTCTGGCCAGCACTGAAGGCTGCCACGGAGCCTCCTCAGAGCGCCAGGATGACGGGGTTGGCGACGTGGACCGGCTCGCCGATGGCGTGGGTCTTGACGATGCCGTTGATGGAGCGGGTGACCGTCAGCGTCTGCGGGTTGGTGACGGAGACGTTGTCCCAGGCCACGACCACCGGCGTGACGTTGGTGTTGCCGGTTTCGAGGCGGCTCATGAACGCGATCGACGTGCCGGTCGTGATGTCGGTGTCCGTCGTGGACGCCTGGAAGGCGAGCTGCTCGGTCCCGGCGGCCAGCCAGGCCTTGGCTTGGATCGCCGACCCGATGATCTGCAGCCGGACGCGCCAGACCTCGCCGGACACGTGGCCGGTCCCGACCGTCGCCTGGGAGACGAGGTTGGTGAGCGACCCGCCGACGCGTTTCCACAGGCCGAGCGACGTCACCCCGACGGTGAGGTCGAGCCTGGCGATGTAGTAGTTGCTGCTGTCGGCGTATCTCCCGCAGATCCACTGCGTGATCGGCTGGGTCAGAGCCGAAGTAACCGGGACCGACACGTCGACCGTCAGGTCCACAGTGGACGAGCCAATGTCGAGGACACTCGACCGTGCCGTGCCGACAGTGCCGTTCGACTGCGTTCCGACCCCTGCCGCGACCGCGTAGTCGCTCGCGGTGCCGGAGACGCTGTACGCGACCCCGGTGGTCGGCTCGGTCCCCCAGCCGCTGCTCGCGGTACGGCCGAACGCGTCGGTGACCTTGTTGGCCACCGCGGTGACGGTCATCCGCTCGCCGCCGACGATGATCGGGAAGTCGCCTCGGCTGTGGGTCCAGTTGCACGCGTCAGTCCACGCCACGTCGACACCGGTCTCAGTGGTGTCGAGCGCCTCGGCCAGGGTTGACGCGCCGCAGTCCAGCCGGGGTGTCGATGAGTCCAGGACCGCGGTCAGGTACTGCGATCCCGGCGAGCAGTTGAGTGTCGCGGTCCAGGTGGAGGCCGTGATCGTCTCGACGTAGCCGTCGAGGAGCAGCTCCAGATCCTCGGGCGGCATGTCGTCGTCAGGGACGTTCGTGACCTGGATCCGGGAGCCGATGTCCGTGTCGAACCAGGCGTTCTGCAGCGCCGTGGCGTTCCGGGTCAGGTCGAGAACGATCGACGGATACCGCAACCCGCTGCCGGTGGTACCGAGGTTGAGGCGCCAATTGGCGTGCTGCTGGAGGTCGACGCCCTGGTAGATGCTGACCTGCGCCGACTCCGGGCTGACACCCTCCAGGTCGATCGAAGTCTGGTCTTTCGCGTACGCGGTCGACCCGCCGACGTTCGTCACGGTGATGTCGTTGCGGAGCTGGTAGTCGTCGTCCGTCGGTTCGAACGGCCACCCGACCTGGCCGGAGCTGATGTCGAGGGTCAGGTCGACGGTCCGGTTGTAGCGCATGTCGCGCGGCAGCAGCTCCAAAAAGCCCTGCTTCGAGTCGTGCATGACCCCGGACTCGGTTGCCTCGACCTCCCGGAGCTGCGTGAGGACATCACCGGAGCGCTGCGGGCCCATCTGCTGTGTCGGGCTGATGCTCGTGTGGACCAGGTCCCCGACGAGCGGTGTGATGCCCTGGGTGGCGAGCAGCGCGTCGAACCGCTCGGCGGTGGTGTCACCCGCCCCGCCGCTCGAACCGGTCGCGCCAGCCCCGAACGCCACATCGCCGTCGCCGAGCGCGACGTGGCCGATCGTGTGACCGCCGTTCGCGAAACCCGTCACCGCGTCGTGGTAGATGAGGCTGACCGCGCCGAACGTGGCCGCGGTCGACCACGTGACGCTCCTCGCCGTGACCGCCGAGCCGTCGTCGGGGACGTACTGGACGGTGAGGTTGACGTCGATATTGCTGCCGTTGGCGTCGCCGTTGACCTGGAAATACAACTGCCGGCCGTCGGTGAGTTCGGCGCCCGAGCCGGCGTCGGTGAGGGCCACGGTGCTGCTCGACACGACCCCGCCGCCGGCGGCGAACCCGTCGACCTGCGCGGTGTCCGGCGTCCCGGGGTTGATCCGGACCTGCCAGCGGGCGATCGACCCGGCCGGGGTCACCCACGACATGGCCTGCGCCGCACCGGATAGTGATGCCGCGGGGATCCGCATCACCCAGGCGACCGCCCACACGCCGGCCGAGGTGTACGAGGGGATCTGGAACGCGACCCGGCCGGACGTACCCAGGGTCGGGAGCGGGTCGCTGCCCGCGACGCCAGAGTCACCGGCAAGCTGCACGTCACCGAATGCGGCGGGGCGCCCGCCGATGCCGGACGCGAACTCGGTGGCGCCGGAGCCGTCCTCCATCGGCCAGTACGCGACCAGCGCCGTCGAGGCGGTAGTCGCGGTGTAGATCGCAGACCGTAGGGCTTTCGCCCGGTCGAGCCGCCGCAGCTGGCCGAATGCGGTGATCGGCGCGAACGCCTGCGCCATGCCTGCGTCGTTCCAGCGGACCGGCCACTCGGCAACGAACCCCGTGAACTGGATCCGGGGCCCGTCGAGCAGGCTGAAGTCGTCGAAGTCGGTCGTGGCGTTGCTGTTGGTGTTGCCGGTGTCGCGGCGGGAGAAGCAGCCGGCCGCACCGGCGACGGGGTTGAGGAGCGCCCCGCCGATGCCGTCGATGTTCCAGGTAGCAGGCTCGGTCGTGCCGTCCTGCCACGCCTTCACCCGGGAGCTGGTGTAGCCGGTCTGGAACCGGATCCAGTACCACGCCGAGGTGGAGTGGGTGAACGACAGCGTCGCCGAGGCGAGCGTCGAGTCGGTGCCCGCAGACCTGGAGACGAGCCGGGCCGTGATGGCGCCGCCGACCGCGAAGAGCAGCTCGGCTCGGCGCTGGTTGTTGGCGTCGACGTGCCGGACCGTCACGCCGGCCTGCTGGCCGCCGCCGGTCGACAGGGCGTTGACCCGGATCCGGACCTTGACATCAACCCGGATCAGCGAGACCGCGAGCGTGCTGAAGTGCGAGCTGGTGGCCGCGGTGTTGGTGTGCCTACCGCCGCTGGCCGAGGCCACGCTGTAGTCGCTCGCGGTGCCGCTGTTCGTCCACGCCCCGCCGGTGTCGGCGGAGCCCCACGAGGAGGACGCCGTCCGGCCGAACGCGTCGGACGCGGAATTGGTGTTCGGCTGCATCAGGACCCGCAGTGGCGTGCCGCGCTTGAGCGATCCGTACCAGGGCCCGAGCGGGTTGCGGGGGACAAACCTGCCACCGTTGTTGAGGAGGGTCAGGCTGCAGCTGTCCGCGGACGCCTCGGAGAACCGATCCTGCCGGCCGCGGCGGATGCTGACCCCGGCTGGCTCGTGGACGTACCGCAGCGCGGTGAGGTCGGTCCACGAATAGCGGTTGGGGCTGCCTGTGACGGTGGCGCCGGGGGCGATCTCGACGATCGGCGTGAAGCGAGGCACGGAGTGACTCACCCCTTCACCCGATGTGATGTTGGCATGGCTGCGTCACACTGCGGGGCGTGATGCCAACCTCACCCCGGTCGGTGATCCAGATCGCCGACATCCGTGTCGACGAGACGACGATCTACACGCCACTCGGCACGCTCGAACGCGGCCGCGCCCACTGGTCATTGGGCGGCGCCAACCCGATGTCGTACACCTGCCCCGGCTGGGCGATCACGTTCGCCGTGGTCCTGATCCCGTGTACAGGGTTCTTGTCGCTGCTGTTTTTGATGATCAAAGAGCCGACCAGCTGGGCATCCGACCTGCGCGTCACCGATGGACGGACCACCTACGCGACCACCGTCTACAGCCGCAGCCCGCAGGAATATCAGCAGCTCGGCGGGATCATCGCTTGGGCCCAACGCCCGCCGACGGTCTACATCCCGCGAGCGCTGCCCTCGGCGGACTGAGGATCAACTCCGCCGGGCGGTCACCGGCTGGCCGCCGGCGAAGGCCTGGACGTAGCCGCGGTCGATCAGGTGCTGGACGAGCTGCCCGACGAGCGGATCGGAGCCCGGCATCACCCGCAGCCCGACCGCGGACGACCCGCCGCCGGATGATGCACTGCCGGCCATAGAGGCGAGTTTCCTCGTCTCCTCGGCCGTGGACACGTACTGGCCGCGGCTGCCCCAGATGAGCTCGGTGCCGTGCTCGCCGACCTTCTTCGGGCCGGATGTCGGGAACGTGCCGCCGCGCGCGTGAGCGCCGGCGTTGCGTGCCGCGTCCAAAACCCAGGTGTTGATGGCGCTGAACGACACGGCGGCGTGCGCGGTGAACCCGTCGATGTTGTTCAGGGCGTTGCCGAGACTGATGCCCTGGCCGACCGCCTTCTCCAGCCCAGACACCTGAACGTTCGCTGTGGTGTTGGCCGGGACGGCGCCGAGAGAGGCGATGAGCGCGTCGACCTTGTCCTTGTCGAAGCCGGCAGCGACCGCAGCCGCCCTCAGCTTCGCGATCTGCGCGTCATAGGCAGCGTTGGCCGCGGCGATCGCCGTCTCCGTGCCGCCTCCGGTCTTGATGGCCTGCTCGCGCTGCTGCTCCAGAAGGCCGATCTGATCCTGAATCCCGCGGACGTTGTCGATGCCCGCCTGGGTGTTGGTGTCGAGGCTCTTCGCGCCTTCCTTCAGGTTCTCGCTGAGGTCGAGCCAACCTTGCGCGACGGCCAGATTCACATTTGCCGAGGCGAGTTGCGTGTTCCGCAGGTCGGTCAACGCGTCGTTGAGGCCGATCGCGTCGACAGCGGCCTTCGCCGCGGCCGCGCCCATCTCGCCCCAGTCGAAGGCAGTGTCATGCGCGGCGTCGCCGGCCGTACCGAGCTGGCGGGCGGTAACGATGCTGGTGCTGCCGATGTGGAAGATCTTCGATTCGAGGGCGAGGATGCCGATGCCCACACCTGGCAGCGTCGTTGCCGCCGTGTTGGCCTCGACCGCGAAGTTCCGGATGCTCTCGTACGACTTCTCGAAACCGAGGATCAGGACGCCAGTGGCCTTCGCGGTGTAGCCGATGACGCTGACCAGGTCGGAGAGCGCGTCGGCGCCGCCCTCGCTCCCCTCGGAGATGATCCGCAGGGTGTCGCCGAGATCGTCGCCCAGGTTGGCCAGGGCCGGGCCGAGCTTGTCGATGACGGGCTGGACGTGCTCAAGGGCGTCCGCGAAGCCGTTGGCGAAGCCGGTAAGGCCCTGCCCGGCGCCGGCAGCGAGCGGGGCGACGAACGATTGCGAGAGGGCCAGGACCTTCTCGATGGGCAGGTTCCGTAGCGTGGTGTCGGCGACCTTGAGTCCGGCCTCGAGCTCGTTGCCGAACGCGGCCGAGCTGTCGTGCCACCGTTTCCGGACGTTGTCGATCGACTTCGACCACATCGCGTCGAACCGGTCAGGGTCGCCCATCCAGGCGCCGGCCAGGCCGAGTCCGGCCCCGGCCGCGCCGAGACCGGCGAGCACCCCACCGCCGGCGGCGCCGCCGATGAACGAAGCTGCAGGGACCGCAGCGGCCGCGCCGCCGGCAAGGAGCGCCGGGCCGACGACGGGCGTGCCGAGGGTGCCCTCGAGCGCCGACGTGGCCCCGCCGAAGCCGCCCTTGAGGAATCCGGCGGAGAACTCGTTGAGCGCCCCGAAGATTCCCCCGCCCTTGCCCCCGCCCCCGCTCTTGCCGTTCGGGGACAGGCCGCTGACCGCGCCGAGCACCGCAACCGCGCGGGCTGCCTCGCGGGCGTTGTCGGCGACCTTGTCGTAGGCGCGGGCCTGTTCGCGGGCGTTCTCGGCGGCACGGTCCGCGGACCGCCGGTAGTCGTCGGTGGCGAGTGCGGCGGTCTTGGTGTCCCGGGCGAGCCGCTCGAGTTTCTTACCGAGCTGACCGGTCTCGTCGCCGGTCTCCTCGATCTCCTTGCGCAGGGCCGCGGTCTTCGCGGCCAGGTCGCGGGCCTTGTCCGCGGCGCGCTCTTCAGCCTCGGCGAGCTTCCGGGCTTTGACCGCGAGGGCGTCGGTGCGCGCCTCGGCGGTCTTCAGTTCCCTGCTGGTCTTCTCCAGGGCTGCGGTCGCCGAGGCGAACGCCTTGTCCGCGGAGGAGGAGTCGCCCTGGATGTTGAGCCGGAGATCCCGGGCCACGGTTCACCCGCCGATCACTGGCCGCGCTTCATCCACATGTCGATCAGCGACTTCCCGATGTCCCACCAGTCGACCGGGAACCCGTTCGGGCCCTCGAAGTCGCCGGGCCGGAGGCCGGGGAAGTACCGCAGGAACAGCAGCTGGTAGGTGCGGTCGCTCAGCTCGGGTCGCTCGTCGTACTCTCCGAATCCGTCGCCGCCTCGGCTTTTCCCGCCTCGGCATCCTCGTCTTCGCCGCGGATCTCCAGGCCGGCCTCGAGGATGTCGAAGGTCGCCCACGGCACTCTGATCCCGGCGCCCCACAGGGCCAGCCAGACGAGCATCGCCAGGGCGTCGCCGTCCTGCTTCAACCGCGGCGTGAAGACCGGCTCCCCGTTCTCGATCTTCTGTTCGCCGGTCTCGGGGTCGATGACCGGCACCGGGATCGGATTGCCGTCCTCGTCGAGCGCGGGAACGCCGCCGAGCTGGGCCATGAACCAGCGGTAGGACTTCTTCGTCTCCCGCTCGAGCGCTGCCCGCTGCCGGATGCCGATGGCGTTGAGGTCGAACGGAATCTCCTCGGGGCCGCCGAACTTCTCCCGGTCCTTCGGGTTGAGCTTGATGTATCCCAAGGTCAGCCTTTCTCGATGTTCTGGACGGTTCGAGCGATGGCCTTGTCGCACTCGTCGGTCAGGAACGTGTCCCGGTCCTTCTTGATCTCGTCGTAGAACCAGGGCGTGCCGGAGTTCGCCGCCCACGACGAGCGGTTGCCCATGATCGGGTGCCGGAACTTCTTGCCCGTGTCGAGGTGCCACGGCAGGCTCTGCGCGTTGCCGAGCCGGGCGGACTGCACGACGAACCGGACGACGGGCCCGACCGATCCGGTCCGGACCTCGTACTCGGTGACGGCGGCGATCCGGGCGCGAATGCCGGCGCCCGGGCGCTTGGCGGTGAAGGCCGGATTCCGGCCTGTCTTGTAGCCCTTGATCTGCATCGAGGTCATGTTGGACTTGACCTGCTTGAGGGTCTGCGCGCCGGCCGTCTTGAACGCCTTGGTCAGTTCGGACCGCAGTGTGCCCTTGCCGCGGCGGAGGTCGCGGGCGAGGTCGCGGAGCTGAGCCTCACCCTTGATGGTCAGGCTCAGCACCGGATCAGCCGATCTTCGTGAAGGCGGTGGCGGCGTTCCAACTCGCGGTGACCTCGACGGCGCCGCCGACGGAGCCGGACAGGTTGAAGTCGGGGAAGCAGGTGCCGTACCAGTACTGACCGGCCGTCAGCAGGCTCGGGTAGATGTAGAGCTTGCGGGCGATTCCGTCCGTGGCGGCGGTGTAGGTCTGGACCGTCGCGTCGTCGTAGAAGCCCGAAAAGTCGCCGGAGGCGTCCGGGAGGCCGGCTACGTACACCTTCCCGGTGTCGCCCATGGCCGTGACCTCGAACTTGTCCGTGGCGAAGTTGATCGACCACGATGCCATGAAGTTGAGCGGTTCGGCCGTGCCGCCGGAGGCGAGCGCGATGTAGATGCGCCCGTTGCGGCCCGCGATTCTTGCCACGGTGACTCCCTAGTTCTCGATGAGCCGCAACATGCGGGCTGCGTGGTGTTCGAAGGTCCGGTCGGCGATCGCCTTACGGGCGAGACGGGCGGCCTCGGCGCGCGAGTCGTCGTGGGCGAGCCACCAGCGCAGGAGGTCACTCGCCTCGGCCGGCGTGGTGAAGGTCGGCAGCATCGGCAGGAGTGCGTCACCCTCGGGCCGGTGGTCGCGGAGGAAAAACAGGCCCGTCGCGGCGAGCTCGACTTCGCGCGGGCCCATGGACCAGCCCTCGACGTGCTCGGGCGAGTCCGCGGCGTCGCGCCGGTACAGGTTGATCCCGACCGTGCCCGACTGGTACAGGCCGATGGCGTCGGTGTTGTCGAGGCATTCGCTGACGTCGTGGGCGAGGTACTTCCGCAGCGGAGAGTCGTCGGCGAGGGCCTGCCACTGCCCGGCCAGGGCGACGTCGATCCCGTCGAGGTCCATCGCCTCGAGGAAACGCACCCGGGACGGGAAGCCGGTGCCGACGAGGACGAACTCGGACGCGAGGTCCGGTCGGCGCGGGCCGGGCTTGTGAACGCTCGGCCGGTAGGCGTGCGGCATGTAGACCGTCGGGCCGCGCAGGTTGAACACGGCCATGTTCGTCGGGTCGTTGAGGAGGTTCAGGTCCGCATGCCCGGCGAGCTCCAGCTGGCGCTCGTCCTCGTAGGGGCTTTCGGTGTGCAGGATGGCAACCTTGGTGCCGTACCGGCGGGCGTGGTCGAGGAGCTCGCCGGGGATGAAGAACCCGGACACGACCAGCAGCAGTTCGGGGCGGAGTTTCCACAGCATCGCGGCGAGGCCGTTGACGGCGAGCTCGGCGACCTGGTCGCCGTCGGTGACGGCCTTGCGGTACTCGGTGTCGGAGACCTGCATGAACGCCCGGTCGTAGAAGACGAGCCGGTCGTTGAGGTTGAACTCGTGGACCTGGTGGCCGAGCCCGCGGAGGGCTTCGACCCAGCCGGCGTACACGTCCTGGACGGACCAATCGGGTCCGGGCTGGGCGACGACGATTCTCATAGCAGCACCTCGACACCGAGCTCGAAGCCGTAGTAGTCGGCGCCGTTGTAGGTGATCTCGCCGTAGTTGCTGGCCGAGACGACCGAGATGTCGTCGATGAGGCCGTTCATCGTCGGGTCGGCGGCGAACGCGGCGTAGATCGATTGCGGGCCGGCGTCGTCGAGGAACGCGTCGAGCTCCTCGAACGCGGACTCTCGGTCGCCGGCTTGGATGAGGACGCCGATGACGAGCGTGAGGTCGCGGGAGTTCTGCGAGGAGCGGTAGGTGAGGAACTCGCCTTCGCCCATCGTCACGATCGCCGCGGGGGCCTCGGCGGTGCCGGGCGGGTAGGCGTAGCCGGTGACCTGCCGGCCCGACGCGCTGGTGATGGTGCTGATGACGGCGGCGGCGGCGACTTTGACCGCCTGGATGGTGGCCGTCATCCGATGAGGACCGGGTTTCGGCGGTACGGGGCGAGGAACTTCAGCGCGCGGGCGTTCTCGCCGACCTGGATGGTGAACTCGCCGGAGCCCTCGATGCCGAACGGCGCGTCTTTGAGCTTGTAGGTGTCGGCGACGATGATCGCGGCGGCCTGGCGGACGGCGTGCGGGACCTTCGGCCAGCCCCACACGCCGGTGACCTGGATCGTGGCGCGCCGGCTTCCTGAGGTCCAGGTCTCGGGCCACGTCCCGCCGAGCCGGTGGATCTCCGTGTACGGCAGCTGCTCAGGCGCGGCCAACGGGTTGCGGGGCAGCAGCTCGTAGTCCGCCGCGGAGAGTGTGGTCGCGTACGACCCGTCGCCCGCGGTGTCCGTCTTGATCGTCGTGGCGGTGACGAGGTCGCAGAACTCTGGCAGCCGCAGTGTGTAGCAGTCGTCCGGGACGAACGTCCGCGCCTGGGCCAAGGTGCGGTAGAAGGCCCGTTCGCAGTGCTGCTCGATCCACCGGGACACGGCGAAACACGCGGAGTGCAGCTCGTAGTCGCTGTTGTCGTGGGTGATGTTCAGGCGCGACTTGATCGCCCGGATCGGGCAGTACAGCCGCCCCAGCGCCGTCTCGAGGACCGTCCACGTGCCGGGCTCGGCGTCGGTGGCGGTGCCGGTGGACTCCCACAGGCACTGCCACTCGCCGTCGGTGCTGCAGGTGATGTCGGCCGTGTACGTGCCGACACCGGCGTGCGTCGGTGTCGGCGTGGTGACGTTGCCGTCGGGGTCGGTGACGGTGAGCGTGACGGTGCTCGGGTCCGTCGGCGTGCCGGAGACCTCGAAGATGTTCGTCAGCGTGGCAAGTTCGGACGTCGAGTCGAAGAAGACAGTGGCGCTCATCAGGTGACACCCCCGCTCGAGGTTGCTCGGGCCGTGACGGCGCCGGTGGAGGTGCGACGGGCGGTCACCGCGTCGGTTGATGTCCGGCCCGCGGTGACGGTGCTGACGGAGGTCGCTTTGACGGTGGCGCCGCCGATGGTCGCGGCGAGTGCCACACCGAGCGCGGAGGCGGCCTCCGCCGTGGCGGCGATGGCCAGCGAGGCGAGGAATGCGGTGCCGGTTGCTGCTGCGGCCTCGGCGGTCGCAGCCACCGATCCGGCAGCGTCCGCCGAGGCGCCCGTGCCTGATGCGGCTCCGGCGAGCGCGCCGACGCTGACCGTGGCGTCGAATGCGCTGCCCGTGCCGCTGGCCGCTTCGGCGCTCGAGGCGATGGAGACGGTGGCGTCGCCGGCGGTGCCGATGGCCCAGGTTGCTTCGGCGTTCGCGCTGGTCTGCGATGCCGTGGAGACCGTGGCATCAAACGCCGTGCCGGTCGCGGTCGTAGCCTCGGCGTTCGTCGTGACGGCGACGGTCGCGTCGAACGCGGTACCCGTCGCCGTAATGGCCTGGGCTGCAGCCTGAACGTCTGCGGTGGCGTTCGATGCGGTGCCGGTAGCGGTGGTCGCTTCGGCGTTCACCCCGGCGGACGCCTGAGCGTTCTGCGCGACGCCCGTAGCGGACGTGACCTCGGCGCTCACGGCGACGGAGGCGGTGGCGTTGCTGGCCGTGCCCGTGCTGGTGGTGGCTTCGGCGTTGGCGCTGGTGCTGCCTCCGCCGCCGACCGCCGACTTGATGGCCAGGGAGAAGGTGACGCCGGGCTTCGTTGCCGGAGTGATCGACGACCACGTCTTCGCGCCGGTCGCCGATCCTGACGCCAGCTGCTGGTAGGCGGCTGCGACGGCCTGGAACCCACCCGTGACCTGGCCCTGACCAAGGTCAGTGGTGCCGGACGGGTCGGTCTCGACGAGCGTCGTGCCGCCACATGATGCGGACATGGCGACGATGAGCAGGTCGTCGGCGCCGGTCGGAGTGACGGTGGGGCTGTCGCAGGCGCCGCCGTTCGGCCCGGCCGTACCCACGGCCTGCACGATGGTCGGCGTGGTGTCGGCGCCGGTGACCCGGACCATCACGCCGGCCGCGTCCGCGCCTGAGTTGTACGGGAAGTCGTAGGTGGACGGTTCGGACCCGCCCGCGACCTTCGTGAAGGCCTTGCCGGTGCAGCTGCCGCCATTCGCGGAGCTGGTCGCGGTCCAGCCGGCTGGGGCAGTGAGATCCGCGATCGTCGAGTCGCCCTGGGCGATGATGAAGACGAGCAGGTCGCCGGACGCTGTGGACGCCGGCTTGGTCGCCGTCATCGGCGAGGCGGCGTCCTCCTGATAGAAGGTGGCCGAGGCCACGGTTGCGGCCACGGGCCACCCTCCCCGCGGCTACCTACAGGACGAGACCGGTGAGCTTCTGTGCGTCGAAGAAGAAGTTGTTCGTCGTGCTCTGCGTGGCCGTGTTGTTGGCGATGTCGCTGAGCTTCTTCAGTGACGCGAATGCGGCACGGAACGACGTGACCTCGGCCTGCAGATACGAGAACGGGCTGGCTGTGAGGAACGCGTCGTTGGCGATGATGTTGGTGTTGTTGAGCAGCGCGTCCATGAGCACTGCCTGCCGCAGGGAATCGCGCACATTCACCACGACGGTGCCCATGCGCACGTCAAGGTCGGCCCGGGTGAGGCCATATCCAGCGGTCATGTTCGCTCCTCAGACCGTGAAGGCGGCGAGGCCGCTGGCGTTCCAGACGATCGTGAAAGTCCCGGCGGTCACGGACTGGGTGCCGCCGAAGTAGTTGAAACAGACGCCCTGATCAGCGACGGTGCCGCCGCTGATCGTGTCGTCGTAGACGAACGCGCCGAAGGCCCCGGAGATCGTCACGGTGCCGCCGCCGGCCAAATCGGCTGCGTCGAAGGTGATCGTCCCGGACGAGGCGGCGAACGTTTTCGAGGCGAGCGCCCGGCCGCCGGACACCCAGTTGGTCACGTCGGTGACCTCGTTTGCGGTGACCCAGGTGCCGGTGTTGAACCCGGTCGACGCGACAGCCGCGTTCCGGTCGGGGGTGACGCTGTTGTTGAACAGCGCCGCCTTGACGGTGTCGGAGTCGAGGCCGGTGAACGAGGTGCCCGACGACTGGAACATCGGCCCGGCGACGAACTCCTGGAAGATCTTGCTGTTGGTCCAGGCCATTACCCGCTCGCCCCTTCCTCGGCCTCGGCGCGGAGACGCTTCGCGTCGGCGCGGGCGGTTTTGAGGGCGGCTTCCATGCCGGCCAGCTTCCGTTCGATGGTCTCGACGGCCCGTTCGGCCTCGTCGGCGTACAGCTCCCGGAGGCGCTGCTGGTGGACTCGCTCCTCGTCCGGCGTCATCGCCGGACCGATCGCGACGCCTGTGGTCATCGGGGGTTACCTTCCTGCCGTCGCGGTGGGTGCGTAGACGGTGCAGTCCTGTCCGTCATCGCGGATCGTGATCACGGACATGACCGGCCGTCCGTCGCCGTCGAGTTGGACGAGGTCGCCGTTGATGTAGTCCTCGCGCTCGACCGTCCGGTGCTCGGCGCGGGTGCCGGCCGGGACCATCGGTGCGGTGAGGCCTTTCAGGCCGCGGCAGGCGTGCATCCGGGTGTGCGGCTGCGCCTCGTGGGTGATGTCGGTCAGGTCGCAGGACGGGCATTCCCAGCGGTGCTCGGGCCTGAGGAGCGGGACCACGTTCACCGCCCCTGCGAGTACTTCTCCGCGTATCGGCTGACGCCCTCGGCCCAGCCCATGAGCTGGTGGACGTTCGTGGACCCGGCCGTGTTGTGCCGGACGAGTCCGGCGCCGTCGTCGAGGCACCAGTTGGTGCGGCCGGCGTCGAGGGCCTGGCGGCAGATGTCGTGGTCGTACAGGTGCCAGCCCGGGTAGGTCTCGTCCCACTCGAGGTCGAGGCTCGTGGCAAGCAGCAGCCCGTCGAGGAACGCGCACGGACCGCCGGGCCCGAAGTCGAGCCGGCCGAGCCGGGCGTCGACGACGGAGCCGAGCTTCTGCCCGTCCCACCACGGCACGACCGGATTGCGGGAGCCGATGACCCCGACGATCCCCGCGGCCGGGCAGTGCTCGAGCAGCCCGGCGCGGAGCCGGGCCGGGTCGAGGACCTGGACGTCGTGATGCACATAGCAGCGGACCGGCCGGGTCGCCCGGGCGCGGCCGCGGTTGTAGGCGACGGCGATCGACGGCGCGTCCTCGACGACGACCAGCTCATCCTCGGTTGGCAGGTCGAGGGTGGCGAGGAGGTTCGCGTCGAGGACCGCCGGGTTGTGGGTGGCGACGATCCACGAGATCACGGCCGTGCGGCCCACGTTTTGCGGAACGGCCCGAACCCGGCCTGCATCGCGGCCGGGTTCCACTCGGGGCCCGTGACGGGCATGCCGAGCGTGGCGTAGGCGTACGCCCAGGACCGCTCGGCGGTCTGCGCGTCGAGCCGGCTCTCCGGGCGTTTCGGGAACAGGCCGTTCTTGGCGAGCAGGTCGAGCGACGGGCGGTCGGTGTAGAAGATCGGCCCGAAGATCCCGTGCCGCGGTGCAGCATCCGGGTACCGGGCGCCGACCTCGACGGCCTGCTCGTGGCTGTCCCACTGCATCGGGAACAGACCCCAGCACGACGCTCCGGAGCCCTGCCACAGGTCCCGGAACCACGGCATCGGATCGGTGAGGCACGTCATGGAGTCCTGGAGGAACAGGAATCGGTCGTAGGCGGCGTACTGCTCGTAGGCCCACAGGTAGGCGCCGGTCGAGTAGCCGCCGTCGATGGCCACGTCGGCGCCGTGGGCGAGGCTCCGTCCGGTGTCGATGAATACGACGTCGGTGGCCGTGTGTGCGGCGAGGGACTCGTTGCACTGCTGGATCCAGGTCCGGCCGTGGCAGGCGACGACGATCAGCTCGTTCAACGCCCCTCCTCGAGCCTGACCCGCAGCTGCGTCGTGGACACCATCGCCGTCGCCTCATGGGCGAGGTAGGCGAGGGAGATGCCGCGTTCGCGCAGCCACTCGGGGCTGATCCCGAGCTGCCCGTAGTAGTCCCGGCCGGCCCAGTCGACGCCGATCGCGATCCAGTCGGGCTTGTGCGACTCGATCAGATACGGCTGGTCGGTGCCGGTGTTGTCGACGACCTCGTCGACGTACCGGATGGAGCGGATGACCTCCATCCGCTCGGCGCAGGTCATGACCGGCGTCTTGTGCTTGAACTTCGCGACGAACCCGTCGCGGTTGACCGCCACGACGACCTTGCCGTCCGGGCCCGACAGCTTCCGGCACTCCCGGAAGAGCGCGATGTGCCCGGGGTGTGGCAGGTCGAAGGTGCCCATCGTCAGGACTGTCGCCATCAGGAGATCACCAGCCAGTGCCGGCCGGCGGGCTCGCCGGTCCAGCGGATGCCCGGGTGGTGTTCGATCTCCGTCCAGCCGGCGAGCCGGACGGCGTCGTCGAGGGATTCGGGCGTGAACCACCACGAGCGCTGGTTGCCGATCGACGACCACCAGCCAGGCGGCTCGCCGTACCACTGGCCGTGGAACTCGCATCCGTCGACGTCGGTCGTGTCGACCGGGGCGCCGATGTGGGTGTCGATGATCGCGAACCCAGTGGTGGCGGCGCGGATCGCCCGGAGCAGGCCAACCGCGTCAGCGGCATCGAGGTGGTACAGGATGCCGAGGCAGAGCGTAACGTCGAACGTCCCATGCTGCTCCGGGGAGAGGCTGCGGACGTCGCCGAGCATGTACTGGGCGCCGTTCTCCGGTCGCTCCGCGGCGAGCGCGAGGTTCTCGGCCCGCCCTTCGAGGCCGTACGCGGCGTGCCCAGCCTCGGCCGCAGCCCAGGTGAACGCGCCGGTGCGGCACGCTAGGTCCAGCACGCGCAGCTGTTCTTCCGGCCGGCGGGCGGCGATGATGCCGAGCACGCCGGCGGTCCGTTCGGCGTCGCCGGGGGCGTCGAGCTGCTCGTCGATGCGGGTCATGCGGTCACCCCCGTGAGGATGTCGGCGAGTGGCCCGGTGAGCGGGTCGTCGACGAATCCCTGGCTGCCGGTATCGCGGAGCTCGGCGAGGGAGCGGCGCATCTCCGGTGTGTCGACCTCAGCGTGGGAGAACGCCGACAGCTTCGCGTCGACGTCGACGTCGGTGCCGTAGTAGGTGAGGTGCCAGCCGGCGTCGTCGACCTTCGGGAAGCTCAGGTTCGACCGCAGCCGGTCGGACGGGTGCTCGACGAGGTCCCGGGCGCGGCAGGCGGTCGCGTGCCGCCACGGCGTGTGGTGCCGCCAGCGGAGCCCGCAGCAGTACATCGCCAGCCGCAGCTTCACCGGGCCCGCCTCGGTCGCCGACGCGATCGCGGCCAGGCTCCGCGGGTCGACGAGCTCGTCGGCGTCCACGATGAGCACGAGGTCGCCGTCGGCCATCCGCTCGCGCAGGAGCCAGACAGCGTCGCGCTGCTGCTTCTCGCGGGCCCAGGTGTCGGGGGCGTCCAGCACCACCGGCACGGTCTCGATGCCCAGCTCGGCCGGCACGGGGAGCGGGTCGCCGCGGAACGTCCGGTCACCGACGAGCGCGACCGGCACGTAGTCGGCTTCCGGTGCGAGCGTCGCCCACAGCCGGCGGCGGGCGTCGAGTGCCCACTGCTCCCGCCAGTACGGGAAGACGTCCCAGACCTTCACGATGCCTCCAAGGCGGAGGCGTGCTGGGTGTCGATCTCCCGGTCGTCCTGATCCATACCGGGCGCGATGACCAGCAGCGGCCCGGTGCAGGTCAGCTCCGTAACCGCTCGGAGCGGGTCGGAGTCGACCCTGGAGCGGGCCACGAACGCCGGTCCGCAGAAGCGGCCGCCGGAGTCCGAGGCGAAGAGCAGGTCGACGGTGTCGGCGAGCGTGAACGTCGATACCTCGGCCGACCAGACGCCGTCGGTTCTGATCGTCAGCACGCAACCCACCGGGCCGCGACCGTCGATCGCGGCCCGCCCGTAGATCGTCCAGGCCGCGGTCACGAGTTGGCCTTCAGCCGCTGCTTGTGCAACTCCCAGTCGGTCTCCCAGTGGGACTGCCCGAGCTGGTACACCTCGTCGTCCGGGGCCTTCCCGAAGACCGGGTGGTGGTGCTCGACGACGGCGCCGAGGGCGGGCTGCCACACGCCGCGCTGCCGGGCCGCGGTGACGATCTCGTCGTCGACGAAGTTGTGCCTGTAGCCCTCGTGGGCGACGACCTTCGGCCCGTCCCACGAGGCGCCGACCTCGTCGATGTAGGAACGGCGGATCAGCATGTGCACGGCGTGCTCGCCGGCCATGACGCGGGCGTTCGCGAGGTCGTTGGTGCCGATGACGGAGCCCTGCAGGACGTCGGCGACGTGGAGGGCGTGGTCGAGCCAGCCCGGGTGGAACGTCACGTCGGACCCGACGAGGAGCAGCCACGGCTCGGTCGTCTGCCGGTAGGCGGTGTTCACCTTCTGCGCGAACGTGCCGTGCTTCTGGCCGAACTCTTCCCACCCGCCGCGCTCGCTCGGAACGAGCACGGCGCCCGCCGCGCGCCACGCTTCGATCGCATCACCGTCCGCGCAGTCCTCGTCGACGACCGCGTAGCAGGTGGCGAGGCCGGTCGAGGCGCGCAGGCTCCGCATGAACGGTTCGGCGTGCTGCGGCCGGCCGAGCACGGGCACGACTACCGCGACGCGCTCGTTCGCCGGTGGCGGATTGTAGGCGCGCCAGTGGTCTTTCTCCTGCACCCACTGGCCCTTGTAGTGCGACGTCCGCACGCCGGTGTGGACGTGGACGGGGATGCCGGCGTAGTTCGCCCGGACGCAGAACGAGATGTCCTCGCCGAGCAGCTCGCCGTTCGGGGCGGGCATCCGGTCGTACCAGTGCTCGCCGATCCGGTTGCCGGTCTCCTCGACGACCGCCTCGGCGATGCGCTCGAACACGCTGCGGTGGATGAGGATGAACGCCGATCCGGTGGCGGCGACCTGCATGATGGCATTGACCGGGTACAGCGGCACGATCTTGAAGCCGGAACCGCCGTCGGGGTTGTCGAGCCACGTATAGATCGTCGGCTGCGGCCTGGTCCAGAAGCCGTTCATGCCGTCGTGGGCGTACTGCCGGGCGGCGAAGCACAGCCCGCCGACGATCGGCCGCTCGACCGGGTCGGCGACCATCAGCAGTTTGTCGAGGGAGTCCGCGGCGAAACCCATGTCCGTGTCGACCCAGAGGAGCCAGTCGCAGTCGGACTGGATGAGCTGGGCAGCGACCTGGTTCCGGGCGGCGACGAGGCCGTCGGTGCCGAACCGCATCGCGAGCCGCTTCTGCAGGTAGCCGCCGTGGGCGGAGTCCCAGTCCCGCATCGCGGCCAGGGAGTCCTCGAAGGCGGTGATCCGGCCGGCGTCGGCGTGGACGTAGGCCAGCGCCACCTTCGGCTTCGGAGGCTGCTCCGCACTGGCCGCGGCCGGAGGCTTGAGCTGCACCCGGACCGCGCCGGAGTGCTCCAGCACGGACAGGTCGCTCGCGGCGACCGCCGCGGCGGCGGACTCTGGCGTGAAGCCGGCCTCGACGAGCTTGACGATGGTGTCAGCCATCCCGGCGCCCCCGGCTCTGGCGGGCCGGCTGGAGCGGCGTCTGCTCGGCGGTGCGGCCCTGCGTCGAACGGGCGTTCGGCGGGATCGGGCTGAACAACTCGGGGTGGTCGCGGACGAACGGGTCGTCGGCGAACCAGGCCTCACCCTTGCTGACCCAGATCCCTCCGTCGCCCCAGGCGACAGACCCCGCCTCGGCGGTGGTGAATACGAATTCCATCGAGTCCTCCGGACGGGTGCGTGGACGGGGCCCCGCGCCCGCCCGTCCAGCGGGCGCGGGGAGTAGAAGGGACTTACTGGTTCTGCAGGAGCACGCCAGCCCGCGATGCGACGACGTTGCCGCCGTTGCGGGCCCACGCGAACAGCCCGCGCTGACCGGTCGGGTACCGGTTGCTGCCGCCGAAGAGCATGGGGATCTGCTCGACGGACATGCCGGCGCGGTTGACCCACAGGTAGCACTGCTGCCAGTCGGCGACCGCGAGGATGTTCTGCAGGCCGGTGGTGCCGGGCACGGAGCCGCCGACGCCCGTCGGGGCGTAGTCGGTGATGATCACCGGGCGGTCGTTGATCCGGAACTGGCCGCCGGTCAGGTCGATCGTGAAGTACGCCGACGTCGCGGACTGCGATGCGGCGAACTGCCGGATCGCGGACTGGACGTTGACGGACATGACCCACGTCGCGTTGGTCCGGAACCGCTCGGGGAGCGCGTTCCAGACCTTGAAGACGTCGATGCCGCCGAAGCTGCCATCGGTCGTCGGGGTGACGACCGAGGTGGCGTTCGACAGGGCGACGAACGCCCCGAACGGCTCGTTGGTGCCGGAGCCGGTCATGGTCTTCGTGGCGAGTAGGTCGTTGTATCCGGAGTCGATGAGCCGGCCGAACTCCGAGGCGAAGCCCGGGTAGTCCTGCGACACCTCGATCGAGTACGGCAGGAAGCCCTTCGGCATGTGCACGCGCACCGACGGCTGCGCCAGGGTCGGCGAGTTGTCGCTCGACTCGGTGCCTTCCGTGGTGTACGACCACGTCATGCCAGCAGAGCTGACGCCCTGCCACAGGTTGTTCGTGACGTTCTCGATGCGGCAGACCCGCAGGAGCGGGACGTCCGCGGCGCCGGAGGTGATGATGATCGACGGGTCGATGAGGCAGTGTTGTTACTCCCCGGCGATGCCGAGGGGGCCGATCATTTCTGCCGGCCTCTGCACGTCTCCGCGCAGCTCAGACCATACCTTTGCCTCAGTGAGGCATCCCGTACCTGGTCGTTGAACCTTCTCGTCGGGCATTCGCCCAGGCGAGCTCGGCTGCTGATTGTCCCTACCGGCCGCTTCTCGAACCGTCGCGCTCAGGCTTTCGCCTCACGCTGTGGTGCGGACGTCTAACGGGATGTCCCAGCAATTCTCGGGATTTTCACTAGCCCATTACTGGGTTAGGCGGCCATCGTGACCGGAATGCCGAACCCGCCGGCGGTGGTGGTGTTCTCCGACAGCGCGCGTCGCGCCTCGAAGTGCTCGAAGCGCTGGAACTCGGCGATCGCCCGCTGCTCGTCGGCGGACATGCCGAGGCTGTCCCGGCCGGCAACGTACTTGCGGAACGCCGAGCGGTAGACGGGCTGCTCGGTGAGGAGCATCCGGCGGGCGATGTAGCCGCCGTCGAACCCGGCGTCCGGGTCGGCCTCGTCGAACGGGTCGTTCGGGTCGGGCGATCGCTGCACCCACTCGTCGAGGCGCTCGCGGGACGCGTCGGAGACGTGGACCCGCTTCTCGGTCTCGATGAGCCGCCGGGCGCGGGACACCACCTCGTCCTTCGGCATGCGAAGCAGGTCGCCCTCGAAGACGTCGACCTTCTTGTTGAACGCCGGGCCGGTGCCGCCGAGGTAGCGGGCGGCGCCGTCGCCGGACTCGACGCGGGCCAGGTCCTTCGCGGCCGCGGCCACGTCGGCGAGCCGCTGGGCGCGGGCCAGGAGCGGCTTGCGCTCCTCGGTGAGCTCGTCCCAGCGGGTCAGGAGGTCGTCGGTTTCCTGCTCGCGGTCGGCGAGGACCTTGGAGCGGGTCACCTCGTCGCCCTCAACCTCGGGTGCGGCGGCGAGCTCGTCGAGCTTCGCCTTGATGATGCCGAGCTCGGCGTCGAGCTCGGTGAGTCGCTTCATGCGATCCCTCTCCGAATCATCTCGGCGCGGATGCGCCGGCTGATGTCGAGCGCCGACCGGAGTGCCTTGGATGGCGGGTCCTCGGCCCCGAGCTCCGGATCGCCGGAGGTGGGGGTGTCGTCATCCGCGTCGCCCTCGTCGAGGTCGTCCTCGTCGAGGTCGTCGTCGGACGCTTCGTCGTCCTCGTGCTCGTCGTCGTCATCCCCGTCGGGCGGGACGTCGAGGCCGAGGGCGCGCAGCAGCTCGAGGCGATCGTCATCGTCGAGCGCTGCGAAGTCTTGGATGAGCTCCTGCCGGGACCGGACGGCCATGATCTCCGCTCCTGCGTTGACCGGGATCGGGGTCGGGCCGTAGTCGGTGAGGCCGAGCTCGTGGCGGGTGATCGTCGGGAGGGTGCCGCCGCGGCGGACGGCTGGCACGCGGTCGGGGCTCGAGCGGACGATCCGGCCGCGGAAGGACTGGGCTCGGATGGCGCCGTTGCGGATGGCCTCGAGAATCTCGTCGGCGTACGTCGACTTGTTGTAGCGGGTCACCGTGAGCAGCCCGCGGCCGTCCGCCTTGATCTCCAGCGGGGTGCCGATCGGGATCTGCGCCATCGGGTCCGGCCGGCCGTCGACGACGGACATGCCGTGGTTGTAGAGGCACATCGCCTGCTTGCCGGCCCCGTTGGTCAGGGTCCGGTTGAACGCGGCCCGGTCGATGACCTCCATGTAGTGGCCGTGCTGGTCCCGGACCTCGTACGGCTGGTCGAACATCGCCGCGTACGCCTCGACCGTGCGCCCGTCGCCGGAGCGCAGAATCTGGATGTCGTCCAGGGCGAACGACCGGTCCCAGGGCGTGATGGAGCTGCGCACCGCGACCTCCTCGGGGAGGTTGAAGCGGGCGGCCGCGCGGGCGATGCGGGCGCGGATCAGCTGCAGGCGGCGCGGCGGGTAGCGGTGTTCGGCCCGGGCCAGGGCGGCGAGTGAGGCGGCGGCGTGTTCGGGTGTGTCGATCGGGTATCGGGCGCGGCCGTCCGGAAGCCAGCCGGGATCTGCGTGGCGCAGCATCGTTCCGCGCACCTCCTCTCAAGGTGTGCGCGGAACTGGGTCGTTACTGGGCGGGGATCGTCAGGTAGCCGTTGGACCAGCCGGTCGCGAGTTTGTCGAACGTCTCCTGATCACCTACCGCGAGCAGGTCGCGGTAGGTGCTGAAGAGCTTCTCGGCGAGCGCATCGGCGAATGTGGCCGTACCGTCCTGGATGCCGATCCACGACACCTGCTTGCCGACCGCCTCGGACATGATCGGCAGCCGTGTCATTGGACCTCCGCCGGGAGCCTGGATGTCGTTCCCTTGGCGTAAGGCTCGATTGCGTCGAGCCGCGCCAGCATGTGGTCGAACCAGTCGGTACGGTTGAGGCGGTCGAACTCTGCCTTCTGCCGCGTGAGCCGGGTGCGGATCTCGGCGACGTCGGCTGGGGTGAGGTCGTTGTCGATCAGCGACTGGTTCCACACGGCGTAGAACGGCCTCGTGTACGGCGAGCCGAGCGAGCGGCCCGGCTTCGACGGGTCGCCGAGGTTCCGGAACGCCAGGCCGTGGTCGATCGGGACGATGCTGCCGCCGTCGTTCGGGACGAGGACGTTGCCGGTGTTCCGGTCGTTGTTGCTGATCAGCAGGTCGAGGAGGCCCATCATTCGACCGGCGTCGGAGTCCGGCAGGTCATCGTCGCCGTCGAGCTCAGCGGTGGTATTCGCGCCGTCGACGAACGCCATGTGGACGGTGCGGTTGTCGGCCCGGACGACCGCCGGGGCGCGGAGACCGAGCGACTGGGCGACGAGCGACGAGAGCTCTTCGGCGTCGGCCTGGTGCTGGCCCGAGGCGGAGGCATAGTCCGGGGCGCGCTTCCACACGGTCTTCGACCCGTCGTCGTATACGCGGAGCCGTGTGTCGCCGACAGCGCCGCCGGCGAGCGGCTCCTCCGAGGAGACCGCGTGCTGCCCGACGGTGTCCGCGAGCGCCTTGCGGTCGGTGGTTGACACCGCGCCGGTCTTCTTGGCCAGCTTCGGCGCCTCGGCGGACTTTTCACCACCGCGGGCCTGGTCGATGATCTTCCCGGCGATCGAATCCCGCGGCTCACCCCGGTCAAGGTGGATGCCTCGCGCTTTCGCGACCGTCCGCAGCTGCTCCCGGGAGAATCCGGCGAGCGGGTCGGCGTCGCCCTTGCCGTCGAGGTGGTCGTTGAGCGCCGAGACGAGCCGGTCCTTCGCCGACGTCCGCTTCGGTGCGGCCTTCGCCGGCGCCTTCTTCGGCGCGTCCGCCTTCGGAACGTCCGGCACATGCGACGTATGGACGCCGTCGGACCCGCCGATCACGGACCCGATCGGCAGGCCATACTTCTTCGCCCCGGCCGCAGTCCTGACGTGTCGCGCCCGCCACACCTCGTCGAGCGCTTCGGTGAGCGCCCGGGCGGCCTCGTCGATCGGGTCGCAGGCGATGCACACCCCATCGACCAGGTAGCACTCGCCGAGCGCCCGGGCGACGGTCGCCAGGATGCGGCTCCGCCGGGCCTTCCGGCGCGGCTTGGCCCTGCGGGGTGCTGCCCTCTTCCGGGGCTTCTCCGGCAGCTGCGGGAGTGCGGTGGCCTGCTTCAGCAGCTCCGGGGTGACGACGCCGTCCGCGGGGACGCCGAGCGCCTTCTGGAGCTTCTTCACCGACGACGTGGTCCGCGGGCCGTACCGGCCGTCGAGGACCAGTTCGGCGCCGGATGAATCGGCAAGGCCGAGCCGGTTCAGGGTCGCCTGGAGCTGCCGGACGCGGGCGTCGCCGCCCTTGATACCGTAGCCGGTGCCGGTCTTCCCGTCGTACGACAGGTTCGGGCTCGGTGCGGCCGGTTTGGCTGTGCCGTGGGCGGCGGGACGGCGTGGTGCGGGCTTCTTCTTGCCCTTTGCCCCGACCCGGCCGCCACCCTTCGCAAACTGACCGCCGGCCGGGGGTCCTGCCGGGGCCTGGTATGCCGGACCAGACTCCTGGGAGTGGGCGCGGGATGCGTCGTCGGACGACATCTTGTCGACCAGCCGCAGGAACTTGCGGGTCTCGTCCTTGTCGAATCGGCCCTGCCAGTCCTGGTCGTCGCCCCAATCATCCGGGGCGTCCTTGGGCATGACGCCCAACAGGACGTAGGGTCCGCCGGAGGAGTCATCGAGCTCGACAGAGAAGTGGACGTCGCCCCATCTCGAGCCAGGGACGATTCCCTTGTCGAAGACGATGAAGTCGGTGGCGTCGAGCCGGGCGATCCGGCGTAGTTCGGCCAGCCGTTCGGGATCCGGCTTGCCGCTGGCCTCCAGTTCCTCGATCTCGTCGAGTGCGACGTTCTCGCGGATCGCCTCATCGACAGCCTCGGCGATGGCTGGGCGAATCCGGGCAGCGAGCCGACGCATGCTGAAGTTGTCGAGTTCGGCCGTACCGTTGAAGTCTGTGTCGTCCGCGGTCAGCTGTTCGCGGATATCCTCCTGCCGGGCGGAGATTTCTTCTTGCCGGGCGGGCGACGCTGCATCGTATTCAGCGCCGAGGCGCTCGAATTCGTGCCCGAGGGCGTCGTAGTCCTCAAGGGAAAGGGGCTCACGGGGCGGGCTGCCGTCCCATGCCGGAGTGCCCTCTTCTCTGTTCCGCTTGCCGTAGTCCTCGCCGCCGAGGCCGAGGCGCAGCATTCGCTTTCCGCCGCGCTCGGTCAGCGCCATGCGGATTCCGCCGGCGTCGCCGTCGATCTTCGCGGAGCTGACAAGCTTCTCGTCGCCGGCGAGGTCGATTTTTCCGGCGAGCCTTAGGGCGTCGCCCGTGATCGGGCCTGGAATTCCGTCGGACCACTGGCCGTCGCCGTCGCGCTTCTGTAGCGGGTTGTACTTCCGCTCGATCGCCGAGCGCACCGATGTCCCCTCCGGCTCATCGTCGAGGACCTCGTCATACCGGTCGGCCATGTCGTTGAGTGCCTCTGAAAGCTTCAGGGCGTCCTCGGGGCTGGAGTCGAACCGGTCGTAGTCGCCGAGGTGCTTCGGCTCGCCGTGCTGCGGGACGAGGAACGCCACGTCACCGACGTCGTCGATGCCGACGATCGTCCCGGCCGCACTCTTGCGGTACTCGACGAAGCCATTCAGCGGGTCAGGCGTGGCATCTTCAGGAACGTCGGCGGTCGCCGCCCATTCGACATCGTCGGCGAGCCTCCGAGCGTCGTCCGCGTCGATGCCGTCGAACAACACCTTCCGGTGCTCGTCGTCGACTTCCTCGAACAGGCCGAAGTCGCCGTTCATGAAGACGACCGGGGTGATCCCGAGGGGCGTGGACTGCTCGTCGTACACGTCGCCGTAGATTTTCTCGAGGTCGTCGTAGGTGTAGACGTCTTCGCCCAGGCCGGCGACGGTATCGGCCCGCCGGCCGTCGTGGTCGCGGATCTGGTGCTCGTCGTAGCGCTCCAGCTCGATGGCTGTCACGGGTCGCCCCCGCCCTTGGTCAGCTCGCGCTTGGCGATGCCACCTCGTCGAGCTCGGCGCCGAGCGCCTGAACGTCCGCTTCCGGGCCGGCCTCACCCTTGGGCGGGGTTTCGCCGGCCATAGCCGGGTCGGTTTCGGGTACCCCGCCAGGCGGCTGGAGCTGGACGGACACCATGCCGGAGTGGACGAGGAGCCGCTCATCGTCGTTGACGACGGCGGCGACCGCCGACTCGGGCGTGAACCCTGCGGTGATGTAGACGTTGATCGTGCTGGCGCGGGTGGAGGCGATCTCCGCGGCGTCCTTCTGGTCCTCGCGCAGGAACGCGATGTCCCTGTCGTCGTACCAGAGCTCGGCGCCGCCGGGCACGTCGGTGATGTTCGCCAGCGCCGCGCATGCCGACCGCCACTGCGGCCTGGCCCAGTGGTCACCGAACTTCCGGCGGGCCATCGCGTAGTTGGAGTAGGTGGCGGAGGCGAGGCCTTCGGACAGCCCGACGATGATCGGCGGGACGCCCCCGGCGGCGCAGAGCCGGGTTTCGCCGGCGCCCTGGGTCCCGCGGAACTCCAGCTGCTGCATGTTCGCGCCCGCGACGGTGACGTCCGCCCCGCCGGCGACGAACAGGGTCTTGTACGCCTGGTCTGCGCCCTGATGGGAGTCGTTCATGGCCGCCTGGAGCCGCGCGAACTGCTCCTGCTTCATGCCGTCTTTCAGCGACACGACCATGCCAGGCTTGGCGCCGTTACGGAAGAAGGCTTCCTTGTGGCGGGTGGCGGCGTCGTCGGCCTGCAACTCGCGGATCACCGGCGACACCCAGGACATGCCGCGGTACTGCGACTCCGGATCCGGGATCGGTGACCAGTGGCAGATCTCGTCCGGGAGGTAGACCCGGTAGTCGCCGTTCCCGCCGGGCGCGTACGCGTACCCGAGGACGTCGACCTCGGACTCCACGGACGGGTCGCCGGTCAGGATGATCGAAACCCAGTCGGGGCGGAGGCGGCGGAGCCGGTCACCCTCGTTGACGATGTAGGAGTTCCCCGCGAGGGAGACGTCCTGCTCCATTCGGGCCAGGAGCTCGCCGGTGGTGCCGTTCGGCCAGGGCCGCTCCAGCAGCGACAGTCCGGCGGTGCCGAACAGGTCGCCCGGGCGGCCCTTGATGAGCCGGCGGTACTGAAACCGGGCCTCGGTGAACAGCATCAGCCGGGCCAGGACGATCGCGAAGATCGGCCCGTTGGCCTTATAGCCCTGCTGGACGTAGCCGGCGAAGTTCGAACCGATGTCCTCGGCCGGCTTCCCGTACCGGGTCGTCGTCGAGGCACCGTAGTAGGCGAGCGGGTTGTTGACGACCTGCTGGATGTACCAGCTGAGGTCGTAGCCGCTACGGGAGGTCTCGTTCGTACGCCGCGAAGAGCTCCTGAACAGTGTCTGGAACATGCTCGCCACCGCGCGGCCCCGCTTCCTCGACCCGCTGGAACGCGAGCAGCACGACAGCCAGTCCGGCCAGGCCGGCGGCGATGAGGCCCCAGCCGCCGAACTGCCAGGTCAGACCGGCGGCGACGAGCAGGAACATGAGCAGCAGGGCCGCGAGGCCCTCACGTCGCGTCATGGCGCTCCGATCACAGGTACGCCGCCCACACCTCGGACTCGGCAGGCGCGTTCTGCGCCGCGGCGCACACGAGCGCGGCGCATACGAGCGGCTCGGCGTCGGCGCCGTCGTCGGTGCGCCGGTCGAAGACCTTCGCGTCGCCGCGCTGCCGCCACACGGCGGCCTGCGCGGCCTCGTCGAGCGCCGGATGCGGACGGACCTTGACGTTGCGGGCGTTCTCGTCCGGGCCGGAGATGCTCACGTAGAACCCGGCGCAGGCGGCGGAGACGTCGCGGGCGGCTGGCTGGGACACTTCGCCGTAGTGCTTCTCGATCTCGGCGATGAGGTAGTTCGCGGGCCCGGCCGGGTCGATGATGACCTCAGTCGGGTCCCACAGTTCGCGGCGCTTCTTGAGCCAGCCGACCACACGTCCGGTGTCGGCCGGGAACCGGGCGACGACCTCGGCGTGGACTTTCCCGTCCTCGCGGATACCCGCTGCCGTGACGGTGACCGTGGCGAGGTCCTGGGAGACGCCGATGCAGAACGCCGGCCTACCGGCGAAGCTGGACTCGGGGTCCTGAGCGATGGCCCAGTCGGTCTGGGAGAAGATGCCCCACTCGGAGAGCTTCTGCACCCGAATGCACATCGACTCGGTCTTGAAGCCAGTCAGAGCGACGCCACCCAGCTCTACGGCTCGCTTGGCGTTGAGCAGCAACGCCTCCGGGTCCTTGCGCCGACCGTACTGCGGGTTCGCCATCGCCAGAGCGGCCGGATCACGCGGGTCGGAGTGCTCGGGCGCGGACCACTCGAACAGTCCGAGGCGCCAGTCGCCCGGGGCCGCGGCGAGCAACTCGCCGACGCGCTCGGCGCCAACCTCGGCGACCCAGGCGATGAACTTCAGCGCCGACTCGCGCAGGTTATTGAGAACCACGCTCTTGTCGTCACCGGCGTTGGACAATCCCCAGATCTGCGCGTCGGGGACCGCCGACGTGGCGGGCTCGGCTGCGTCCCACGCCGCGTACGTGTGGTGCTGGCGCAGCTCGTCGAGGATGAGTCGGTGCACGGTCAGTGACCGGCCGCCCTCCTCGTTCGAGGCGGCGATCTTGTACCGCGAGCCCTCGACGGTCCAGGACACCTGCTCGCCGTTGGCCTCACGCGTCCACTTCCGCTGGCCGCGCAACTCGGCCAGTTCGGGCGCCGGGGCGGCCTCGACGAGCTTGACGGCCTTGTCCCACGACTCCCGGGCGTAGTCCAGCTTCGTCGAGGTGCCAAGAATCAGTGGCACCGCCTGCACGAACTGCCAGTACGCCGAGAGGATGACCAGCAGCTCGGTCTTGCCGTTCTGGCGGGCGACCAGAACGACCACGATGCGGAACCGCGGACGCCCGTCGGGCAGCAGTTCGCCGGCATGGATCAGCAGCCACTCTTGCCAGGGGTCAGCGGGCCGGCCAAGCCAGTCACGGGCGAAGTCGATCTGGTGGTAGCCGATCGAGGTCTCGGGCGTGAGCTCGCGGAGTGGCGGGGTCCACAGCCGCGGCGTGACGCTACCGAGGATTGACGCCGGGGACGCCGGATCGGAGCTGAGCAAGTCGACTCCCCACCGGCGCCTCCGGCGCGAATACCTTCCGAGCGGCGGGCGTCCCGCCGAGATCACGGAGGTACCCCTGCAGCTGAGGCCCCAGCCAGCCGACAGCCTTCGTCGCGTCGCATTGGGCTTCGAGCGCCTTCAGGCGCTTGTGGAGGGATTCGTCGCCTGCAGCCTCGCGCTGGAGCGCCCCGAATTCGGCGGCCCGCTCGACGGCCTGCTCAATCTCAGTCGCAACACGATGCGCTAGGGCCATGAGCGCCGAGTCCGACGGCCGCAGCCATTCCATCGCATCAATGGATTCCGCAACGGCATCGCGGAGATCCGGCGGCCGTTCGCGTTCCGGCTCGTCGGTTACCGCCCGGAGGTTACGCTTAGTAGTTATCACTCTGAGTCACCTCTGGCTAAGTTACCGGCGCGTAGCGGGCGAGCACCTAGACCAACCTGGTGACGTTGCGTAAGGAGGGGGGTAGGGGTCTCAGGGGAGAGAGGCGCGAACTCGAC